TGCTCGAGCGGCTCAATGCCGAGGCCGCCCAGCTCGCGCCCGGGAGCCCTCGTGAACCAGCAACCCCTGTTCGTCTGGACACCCCACGGCTACGAACGCGCCAGCGCCGCCGACAACCCCCGCGCCCGCCCCTGCCCCTACTGCCTCGCCCCAGCCCGACAGCCATGCACAGCACCAGCACCCCGCGGCCGCCGACGCACCCTCAAGGGCTACCACCCCGCCCGCACCCAACCACCCGACCAGCAGGAGCCCACCACGTGATCATCGCCAACATCACCCGCCCCGCAGCCCTCTGCCACCGATGCGGCCAGAGCGACCCCGCAGGCGACTTCTGCTCCGAGCCCTGCTTCAAGGCCTGGCACCGCGACCGCCTCGGCCCCGCGCCCAACCAGCTGCTGCTCGACGTCGCCCCACTCATCCAGGCATCAGCAGCCGCCGCCGCCGGCACAGCAGCCGCCAACCTCGCCACCACCATCCAGGCCGCCACCGGCTGGCTCCAACGAGCCCTCGCGTGGCTCACCTCCGACCACCAGGACATCACCCCATGACCCGCGTCCTCGGCCTCGACCTCAGCCTCACCGCCACCGGCGTAGCCCAGCTCTACAGCGACGAACACGGCACCGAACCGCCCGTCACATCCTCCATCTGCACCAAGCCCACCGGCCCGCTCATCACGGAACGACGCGACCGGATCCACTACATCACCGACACCATCGCCCACCTCGCCGACGGCGCCCAACTGGTCGTCGTCGAAGGCCCCAGCCTCGGCAGCCGCGACGGCCACATCTGGGACCGCGCCGGCCTCTGGTGGACCGTCGCGCACCGCCTCACCCACGCCGGAATCCCGATAGTCGAAATACCGCCCACCGTGCTGAAGAAGTTCGCCACCGGCAAAGGAAACGCCGTCAAAACAGCCGTCGCCGCCGCCATCACCCGACTCTGGCCGACCGTCGAACCCCGAAACGACAACGAGTTCGACGCACTCGCACTCGCCACCATGGGCGCCCAACACCTCGGCATCGACGTCCCCACCCGAGCCCACCACGCCGACACCCTCACCAAGATCACCTGGCCCGAAGGAGCAGCACCATGACCACCTCCACAACGATGGATGCCTGGGCATCGACCCTCCCGTGGGACTGCCTCGTCCGCGACACAGACTGCTGCTCGCCAACCCACGACCACAGCCCGATGGCCAACGACCCGTGCGCCGTCCAGGACTGCGAGCACCTACTCGCCGCCGGCGAGGAGTGCTACGCCGTCACCCAGCTCGGCCGCGACGACGACCGCGAGCAGTGGGTGTGTTGGCGCCACGTCCGCGACGAACCAGTGGTGGCGACCCGGTGAGCACCTCTCACTGCCGCGCCGAGCTGTGCCCGAACTGGTCAGGCGATGGCAACGTCTGCCCCTGCGCCCTATTCGACCTCGAGCCACGGCCACGGCTCGACCTCGGCAACGACCCAGACGGCGACCTCGAAGGCGCCGACTACCCGCCATTCCCCGCCAGCTGGCCGTGAGCACCTGCAGGGTCTGCGGCTGCCGACTCCTCGACATCGAAGGCCGCGGCATCCACCCCTCATGCGACCGCACCGACGACTGGTGGTGGCCACCCGAAGCGCAAACCACCTGGCTCACCCAACGAGAGGAGGAGGACCCCACACCATGAACAATCCGGGCCGAGGACAGCACGGCAAGTTCATCCGCACCAGCGAAACCGCCGAACGACAAGCCGAAGCACTCCGCCTCCGATCCCGCGGACTGTCCTACCAGAAGATCGCCGAAGAGCTGGGCTATAACGACGCCAGCGCCGCCAGCAAGGCGATCAAGACCGCTCTCGACGCGACCATCCGCGAGCCCGCCGAAGACGTCCGCGCCCTCGAGCTGGGCCGGCTGGACGACCTGTACGCGAAGGTGTCGGACATCCTCGACCGGGAGCACTACGCGGTGTCGAACGGGCGGGTGGTGCGGCGGGGGATCGCGCAGCTGGACGAGGCCGGGCAGCCGGTGCTCGACGAGAAGGGCGAGCCGCGGCTGCGGTGGGTGGACCTGTTGGACGACGGGCCGGCGATGGCCGCGGCTGACCGTCTACTGAGGATTCAGGAGCGGCGGGCGCGGCTGCTGGGGTTGGACTCGCCGGTGAAGCAGCAGCTGGAGCTGTCCAATGTGGAGGATGTGGCGGCCGCGGTCGCGCTGCTGCGGTCGGCGCTCACCCCAGCCAGCGAGGGGGAGGGCGGAGCATGATCCGGCGCCTGCTTGGGCTCTGCGAGGGGCGGCACGGTGGGTTCACCGAGGTCCGCTGCCGGCTACGTCACGGCCACGCCGGCGACCACCGGTTCGGGATCGTCAACCTCGGCGGCCGGCTGACCATGGATCTCGACTATCCGATCAGGACGGTCCGCGAGCGACCGACCGAGCCGGCCACCCCGGTCCACAGGCCCTACGGAGGAGGGCACCCGATCGGCGGCCACGTCGCGGAGCCGACCGCGGGCCCCGCCGGGCCGAGCGGCTGTTCGAGCGCCCACCGGCCAGCGGTGTGCCCGCACTGCCCCGACCCAGACCACGGCCGATGATCACCGACGCTGACCGGCAGCTCGCCGCCCGCATCGCCGGCGGACTCAGCCCCGCCGGCCGAGCCCAGCTCGCCGCCCAGTTGCGCGCCGAGGCAACCCGGGTCGCGTTCCTCCGCGACAACCCGACCGCGCTGCACCTGTCCCACACGCTCGACCCCAGCATCGTGCGCACGCCCGCGCTCGAACTCCTCACCCGCGAACTGCACCAGTGCGTCGCCACCCCAGGCGGCCGGCTCGTCGTGTCGATCCCGCCCCAGGAAGGCAAGTCCACCCTCCTCGGCGCGCTGTGCACCTGGGTGCTCATCGAGAACCCCAACCGCAGGATCGTGTACGCCTCCTACGCCGCCGCCCTGGCCCGCAAGTCCGGCCGCGAAGTCCGCTCCATGATCCGCGACAACCACAGCCTGGTCGGGCTGGGCATCTCTACCGAGCACGCCGACGCCGCCGACTGGGAGCTGGCCGGCCACCGCGGCGGCATGTTCTGCGTCGGCATCGGCGGCGGCCTCACCGGCCGCCCCGCCGAAGTACTCGTCATCGACGACCCCGTCGGCTCCCAACAGGACGCCGACAGCCAAGTCGTACGCGACGGCATGCACGGCTGGTACTCCAGCGTCGCCCGCACCCGCCTCGCCCCCGGCGCGGCGCAGATCATCGTGCAAACCCGGTGGCACGAGGACGACCTCGCCGGCCGCAAAGCCAGCGAGGGCTGGCCCGTCGTGAACATCCCTGCGCTGGCCGACGGCAAGACCCCCGACGCACTCGGTCGCCCACCCGGGACGTGGCTGGTGTCCGCCCGCGGCCGCACCACCACAGAGTGGGAAGACACCAAACGCGACGTCGGCGAACGCACCTTCGCCGCCCTCTACCAAGGCCGCCCATCACCACTCGAGGGCGGCAACTTCCGCACCGCCTGGTTCGACATGCACCGCGTCGCCGAGCTCCCGGCCGGCTGCGACTCGCCCACGATCGTCGTCGACCCCGCCGACAACGAAGGCACCGGCGACGAAGCCGGCATCATCGTCGCCACCCGCCACCTCCAGACCGGCGTGGTCTACCTGATCGCCGACCTGTCCGCGCGGCTCACCGTCGCCCAGTGGGGCCGCCGCGCACTGCTCGCCGCGATCGAGCACGGCGCCCACGCCATCGCCTACGAGCGGTCCCTGTCCGGGCTGCGCAAACGGATCAAGGACGCGTGGGACCTGCTGCACAAGCAGGCCACCGCGCTGCGCACCGCGGCCGCCGGCACCGTGCCGAACCTCGACCACGTGCCGGCCGCGGTCGAGTACCTGCACACCCCGATCGACAACGACGAGGCCCGGCAAGCCACGCACGAGCAACTCGTCGAGCTCGTCCCGCTCGTCGACCAGGTCCTCGCCGTCCCGCCGGCCGGGCCGCAGGTGAAGCTGATCACCGCCCGCGGGTCGAAAGCCGACCGGGCCCGCTCGGTCACCGCCACGTTCGAGACCGGGCGCGCCCGGATGGTCGGCCGGCTCCCGCAAGCCGAGCACCAGATGGCCACCTGGCAGGTGGGTCAGGACTCACCGGACCGCATGGACACGGTCGTGCACGCGGTGATGCTGCTGTCCGGCGCGGTCACAGCCGAGTTTGCTCGGCCAGCAGGGCAGATTCCCGTACGATCCACGGGTATCGGCGCTGGTGGCGGGCAGATTGTCCGGTCGACTCGATCGGGAGGTGGTGGACGCCGATGACCGCAAGCATCCGCCGCACCACCGCCAGCGCAGGCCTCCCCGGGCCAGCGCGCACCGCGCACCAAACCCGCAGCATCACCGTGCGGGTCGACGCCCTCGACGGCGGCATGATGCGCCTGTCCCAACCCGGCGACGTACGCGGCTGGGCAGTCGTCGCGCGCACCCCGATGGAACTCGCGCGCGGCCTCGGCGAGGCCTTCCGCGAGGCCCAGCTCGCGAACTACGCACGGTGGCGCGGCGCGCAGGCCGACCAAGACGCCCTCACCGACCACGTCCCCGGCGACCCGCTCGCCCCGCCCCGCCCGACCTCCTCACGCAAGGTGCCGCGCCGCGCCCCGCACCGCTCCGACACCCACGACCCGCGCGCCTGGGTCGCCTACGACGACGGCACCTGGTGCTCACCCACTGGCCGCCGCTACGGCGGCCAGACCAGCCACGTGCAGCGCGTCATGCACCAGCGGGTCCGGCTCGGTCTTCCGCCCGTTCCGGCGGCGCTGGCCGAGGCCCCGCCCGGTCCGTGCCGGCTCGGCCGCTACCGCAACACGAAACTCGTCGCCGTCCCGGCCGCGCTCGTCGCAGCCGCCACCCCCGCCGCGCGGCCCCGGACCCGCCGCCACCACGCCCCGCCCGCCAACCAGCTCATCCTGTGGGAGACACCATGAACGCGCCCGTCAACGCCGTCCGAGCCCGCTACTACCCGGCGGCCGTGCTGCTGCCCGGCGAGCAGCAGCCCTGGCAGCGCGTCGCCGTCTACCTCGCCGACGACGGCATCCACATCTACCGCCAGCCCACCGAGCAGGCCGACTTCGAGGCCCCCGTCAACTGGGACGCCACGCACCTGCCCGCCGTGCCGAACGCCGCCGGCATCTACGTCACGCTCGCCGACGGCGGGGTCGTCAGCATCACCGCGAACACCGGCTGCTCCAGCTGCGGGTCTCGCCTCGCGCAGTGGGCCGGGCCGAGCTGGGCACGGTTCGAGCGAGCGCGCGGATGATCTACTTCCTCGTCGGGGTCGTCATCGCCGCCGCGATCCACAGCTGCACCCACGACTACGCCGGCCACAACGTGCCCCGCGAGCTGTGGGACGGCATCACCAACGCTGTCGGCCATCTGGCCTGGTGGCGACGATGAACCGGCCCTCGCTCCAGGCGACAGACCGAGTCGTGGACGCGCTCGCCACCTACCGGCTGACCAGGCTGTGGACACGCGACTCCCTCCCACCCGTCGTGCACGCCCGTCACGCTTGGCTCGACCGCTTCGGCAACCACCCGCTGGGCGACCTCGCCGAGTGCGCCTGGTGCTCCAGCTGGTGGATCGCCCTCGGCGTCACCGCGGCCCGCGCCATCGCCCCCAAGGCGTGGCAACTGGTCGCGGTACCGCTGGCCTACAGCGCGGTCGCCGGATGGCTCGCCGACCAGGAGCGGCCACCGCAGTAGCCGGAACGGGAGGCCGCAGGGGTGGGGCTGTTCAACCGGCGACCCGAACCCAACCAACCACGGCCGCCCCGCGTGATCCGGGCCGCCGGGCAGCGCATCGACCTCACCAGCACCCGCGAGATGAACCTGCTGCACGCCACGCGGCAGCAGTGGCAGCGCGACGCCTGGGCCTACCGCGACATGATCGGCGAACTGCGCGACGCGATGCGGGTCCGCGCCCGCGGTGTCGCGAAAGCCCGCTTCTACGTCGCCGAGTTCCAAGCCTGGCCCGAAGCGCCGATCCCCGTCGACGACGACACCAACTCGACCCTCGACCGGCAGATGTGCGACGACGCCGTCGGCAACCTCGACCGGCTCCCGCTCGACGTAGACCCCGAGGGATTCATCGCCCGGCTCGCCGAGAACCTCGCGCTGGTCGGCGAGGGCTACATCCACGGCCGTGTCGACGACGACGGCGAAGAGCTGTGGGCCGTCCGCTCCGTGGACGAGGTCAAGTTCTCCATCGGCGCGCCGACAATGATCTCCGAGTTCCCCGACGCACCGCAGGACCTATGGCACAAGGTCGACCCCGAGGCCGAGGAGGTGCTGCGCTGCTGGGTTCGGCACCCCCGCTGGGGTGGGCTGCCCGACTCGCCGCTGCGCGCGGTCCTCGACGTGTGCGAGGACATCGTCCTGATCGGCCGCGAGCTGCGCGCAGCCTCCCGCTCCCGCGCGGCCGCGAACGGCATCCTCCTGGTCCCCGACGGCGTCACCGTCCTGCGCGCCGCAACCAACGACGACGACGACGAGACCGTCGACACGAACCGGTTCATGACCCAGCTGACGGCGATGATGCTCGCCCCGATCCAGAACGAGGGGGAGGCCGGCGCGGTCGTCCCCGCCGTCATCAAGGGCGCGCTCGACGACCTGGCCGGCATCCGGCACCTGCGCCTCGAACGGGAGGACAGCGAGCGCCTCATCGAGAAGCTGCAGGCCGCGATCCGCCGTCTCGGCGGTGGCCTGGAAGTGCCGATGGAGAAGGTCACCGGCATGGGCCAGGTGAACCACTGGGGCTCCTGGCAGCTGGACTACCTCGACACCCGCGACTATTCCGAGCCGCTCGCCGCCACCGTCGCCGGCTGCCTCACCCAGGCGGTGATCCGCCCGGCGCTGCGGGTACTGGGCCACCCGCGTGACCAGATCCGCCGCATCGGGGTGTGGTACGACCTGTCGGCGCTCACCGAGGCCCCAGACCGCGGCCAGGACACCAAGGACGCGCACGACCGGCTCTTGATCAGCGACGAGGCCGGCCGCCGCGGTCTCGGGTTCACAGACGACGACGCGCCCAGCGATGAGGAGTACCGGCGCCGGATCGCCGCCCGCACCCTGATCGACCCGGCGACTGCCGCGCAGGTGCTGCTGCAGGCGCAGCGCTCGGTCATCACCATCCCCTCGACCGTCGTGCAGCCCGACAACCAGCGGGCTGTGCCGGCGGCGCAGCTGCCCGCGGCAGAGCCGGTCGCCGCCGGCCCTGGGCAGCCGCCCGGTGATCCGCTGCCGCGCGCGGCACGTCCACCGACGGTGGTCGCTGCCGCCGCGCCCGCCTGGCAGGTCGACGTCGACACCGCCCGCCGGCTCACCGACGTCGACACAGCGCTGCGCGAGAAGATCCTCACCGCCGCCAACGCCGAGGTGGAGCGCGCGATCGAACGCGCCGGCGGCCGGCTCCGCAACGCCGTGCGCAACCACAAGCCGCTCGCCGCGCAGCTCGTCGGCATCGACGCCCAGCTCGTCGGGATCACCCTCGGCCGCGACCAGGTCGCCGAGTTTGGCATCGACCAGACGAAGATCCTCACCGACACCTACGACCGGCTGCGGGACCGCTTCACCGCCTGGGTGACCGCCGCCATCGACGAGATCACCAGCCTCGTCGTGCGCCTGCTGCGGCTGCCCGCCGGCAGCCCGGCCGCCACGCAGGTCGAGTCCGCGCTGCAGCAGCGGCTCACCGCCAGGGTCGACGCCGGCTGGCAGAACCTCCACGCCGCGCTCGACGCCGCCACCGCCGACCACCTCTACGCACCGCCCCCGGCGCACGAGCACGGCGAAAACCCCGGCACCGTGCTGTCCGTGTCAGCAGTACGCGACGCGCTCGCCATCGTCAGCAGCACCCACACCGCACCCACCCCGCCCGGCCACCCGGTCGACGGGCTGGCCACCGGCGCGACCGTCACCACCCTGCTCGTCGACCAGGGCGCCAGCCCCCTCGGGTTCGAGTGGCGCTACGGCATCACCAGCGTCCACCGCTTCGAGCCGCACCACCGCCTCGACGGCGCCCGGTTCACCCGCTGGGGCGCAGCTGTCCTGTCCACGGCCGGCACCGGCGGCGAATGGGTCGGCCCCACCTACGCGCCCGGCGACCACCGCGGGTGCCTGTGCGACTTCACCACCATCTGGGCGACACCACCCGCGGACGGCACCTCCTACGGCGAGCTGCTCGCACCCGACTCGCCGGCGATGGCCAACATCCGCCAGCTCGCCGAGCTGGACGACGCCGCCGGCCGGGTCGGCACCCAGGCGCAGCGCGACCGCGACGCGCGCGACGAGATCCTCGCGCTGCAGGCCCGCCACATCACCGACTACCAGCACGGCACCGGGAGAGCAGCATGAGCACCGGCGGAATGATCGCGCTTGTCCCCGCTGACCCGGACCTGCTGACCGTGCCCGGCGGGGACCCAGCTGGAGAGATGCACCTGACCCTGGCCTACCTCGGCGACGATGCCGGCGCCTTCTCACCCGAGCAGGTGGCCGCTCTGCACGACGCCGTGCAGGGCATCTCCGGCATGTGGGCGTCGCCGTTCGAGGCCGACGTGTTCGGGCACGCGGCGTTCAACCCCAACGGCGGCGACCACGAGCCCTGCGCGGTGTACCTCGCCTCCGCCGACCAGCTCGGCACGCTGGCCGAGCACACCCAGGAGCAGGCGCGTTCCGCGCTCGGCGCGCAGATGCCCGACCAGCACCCGACGTTCGTCCCGCACATCACCGCCGGCTACGGGCTCGACCCGTCGGCGCTCTCGTACACCGGCCCGGTCACCTTCAACGCGGTGCGGCTCGCGCTCGCCGACGAGGTCACCGACTACCCGATGGGAGAACCCATGGCCGACACCATCGACACCCCGGGCGAGTCCACCGTCGACCAGCTGGCCACCGCGCCGGACGACCCGACCCTGCAGCCGCAGCAGCCGGCCACACCACAGGTCGTCGAGGTCGGACAGCGCAACCCCGACGGCAGCCTGCCGATCACCTTCCCCGCGCTCGTCGTCGAGGGCATGCAGACCGCCGACGGCCGCTACATCGAACCGGGCGCGCTGGACGCCCGCGCGCTGCCGCTCACCGTGTTCGGCATGATCCGCAACCCAGACGGCGGGGGAGACGGGCACGACGGCGCGCTCGTCGCCGGCCGCCTGGACACCCTCGACCGGATCCCCGGCACGCAGGTGATCAACCGGCAGACCGGGCAGCCGTTCGGCGACGGGGTGTTCGTCTGGTCGGCGACCGGTGAACTGATGGCAGGCCCGGTCGCTGACTTCGTCGAGCGCCGCTACCTGACCGGCGTGTCCGCTGACCTGATCGGGCTCGAAGCCGAGGAGATCTACGGGGAGGAACTGGCCCCCGACGTGCCGCCGGAGGCCACGCAGCTGCGGCTATACAAGGGCACGATCGCCGCCTGCACGATCGCCGGCATCCCCGCCTTCGGCGAGGCCTACGTCGAGCCCACCGGGCAGCCGCTGCTGCCCGGCCCGGACGACTACGCGCTCGCAGCGTCCGCCTCGTGGCGGTCCGCCGAGCTCGGCGACTGGTCACCGGTCGCGCTGACCGCCTCGGCGGACACCGACATCCCCGCCGACGCCACCGCGGCGCCCCTGGTTCCGGTGCAGGCCTCGGGCCCGTTCCGGCCGCCGCTGTCGGCGTTCGCGCAGCCCAGCGTCGACGGTCCGACGCCGATCACCGTCGTGCCCGAGCAGTGGGGCCTGCGGGTGTACGGCCACATCGGCGACCGGTCGATCCCGCACATCTCCTTCAGCGGCCAGAAGATCTACATCCCGCGGTCGCGGTCGGACTACCAGTACTTCAACACCGGCGCCGTCCGCTGCATCGACGGCGCCGGTGTTGACCGGGTCGTCGCGGTCGGCCGGTTGACCGTCGGCAAGGGGCATGCTGACCTTGATATGTCCAGTCGCGAGGCCACCCGCTTCTACGACAACCCGGACAGCGCATGGGCCTGGGTCACCGCCTACGACGACGAGTTCGGTTGCGTGGTCGCCGGTGTCGTCATCCCCGGCACGCCCGACGAACTGGTCACCACCGCGCTGGCGCACCCGCCGTCGGGGGACTGGCGGCCGATCGGCGGCGTCCTCGAGCTGGTCGCCGCGATCAGCGTGAACACCTCCGGGTTCCCGGTCGCGCGGGCCCGGGTCGCGTCCGGGCAGGTGCAGGCGCTCGTCGCCGCCGGCGCGCTCCGCCCGGCCGACACCGCGCTCACCGCGCTGCGCGCCGAGGTCGCCGACCTGCGGGCCGCTGTCACCGCCCTGAATACCCAGCGGTGGGCCGACCAGACCGCGCACCTGCTCGCCTCATTCCACGCCGATGAGCGCGCCGCCCTGCTCGCCGAACTCGCCGCCGACGGCAACCAGCTGGAGCAGTACTGGAAGCACGGCGAGGGCGCCGCGAAGATCAGGTGGGGCACGCCGGGGGACTGGACCCGCTGCCACGCGCAGCTGACCAAGCACGTCGGCTCCGAGCGGGCGAAGCGGATCTGCGCGCAGTGGCACCATGACGTGACCGGCGTGTGGCCGGGCGACAAGAACAACCCGTAGAGACGCGACTCCCACCCGCCGGTCAGCCGGTTCGCCGCACCCTCTCCCCGTCCCGTGACGGGACTCCGTGAAGGAAACGAGAGGAGCACCACCGTGCCCAAGGAACGCATCTATGCCACAGGCGACCCGACCTATCGCGAGGCGGCGACACCTGACGACGAGGCCGCCATGGCCGGCGTTGAACTCCAGTGGTCCCAGTTCGAGCCTGCGAGTGACAACGACGCCGCGGTCGCCATCGCAACCGGCCACCTCAACCTCCACCTCGAGCAGCTCGGCGAAGGGGAGGCGGGGAAGGCACCCATCAGCACGCCCTACTTCGTGTGGCTCAACCGGCGGCAGATCAACAAGCTGATCTCCGACCTGCGCCGTGCCCGACGCGCCATGTACGGCGACGACCAGTAACCGGCGACACGCGACTCCCCACCCCCGCCAGGTGGCGCCCACCTACCGTGGGCGCCACCACGGGGACCACCCCGCGCAGCCGCTTCCCGGCACCGCATAGCGGGCCATTCCATCAGCAGCGCGCGGCGGATGTCTCGGCATAGCCGGTCACCCCGGACCTTCCGCATCCGCATGTGACCAGCAAGGACGCCAGACATGGACGACATCCGCAGTGTCATCGCCGCGCTCCAGCAGGACGCGGCCAACGTGACCGACGAGCAGCTGGCCGCCGCGCTCGACGCGATCCACGCCGCCGTCGCCGAGCACAGCGCGAACCCGTCGCACACCGCCGAGGCCGTGCAGATGCTCACCGAGCTGCGCGACGCGAAGAACGCGGTCCTCGCCGAGCAGACCAGCCGCGCCGACGCCGCCGCCGCACTGGAGGAGTCGACCGCCGCGCTGCTGGCCGAACTCACCCCCGCACCCGTCGACGAGGCGGGCACCGACGGCGGTGAAGGCGGCCCGGGCGACGCGCCAGCCGACGCTCCCGCAGGTGCTCCCGCCGCCGACCCCGCGCCCGTCCCGGTCGCCGCGTCGGGTCGCCGCGCACCGATCGGCGCGCTCACCCCACGCCGCGCCCCCGCGCCCGCGGTCACCGCACCGCGCGCCAAGCAGACCGTCACCGTGTCCGGCCCGATCGTCGGCTACAACACCGGCCAGGAACTCGCCACCAGCGGCGAGGTCATCAAGGCCTTCGACGTGCGCCGGCAGGCGTTCATGAACGGCCGCGGCCCGGACAAGGTCCACGTCCTGCGCGTGCAGACCAGCTACCCGCCCGAGCGTGTGCTGTCCTCCACCGACTTCACCGCGAACTACGACAAGATCGAGGCCGCGACCAGCCCGAAGGCACTCACCGCCGCCGGCGGTGCCTGCGCGCCCTGCCAGGTCGACTACAGCGTCGAGGTCATCGGCTCGGTCGCCCGCCCGGTCCGCGACGGCCTGGCCAAGTTCGGCCTGGACCGCGGCTGCCTCACCTTCCGGCCCGCCATCGACGGAGCCAGCGCAGTCTCCGGCGTCGGCACCTGGTCCCTGCAGGACGACATCGACGCCGGCACGCCGGGCGCCCCGGACCCGACGAAGACCTGTGTCGAGGTCGCGTGCCCAGGCGCGCAGAACGCCGAGGTCCAGGCCGTGTACCAGTGCCTGACCTTCAGCAACATGTCCACGACGTTCGACCCCGAAGGCACCGCGGCGAACATCAAGGCCTCCGCAGTCGCCGCGGCGCGGGTGGCCGAGAACCGGCTGCTCGCGGGGATCTTGGCCGGGTCGAAGCTGCTCACCTCCGCTCGCGTGCTCGGCGCAGCCCGCGACATCCTGGTCACGCTGGACAAGGCCAGCGCCTACCTGGACAACCGACACCGCGACGAGCGGCCGAAGGTCTGGATGGCCCCGGATTGGGTGCTCGACCTGATGCGCGCCGACATCGTCCGCCAGCTCGCGTCCGGCGACTGGGGCCCAGAGGCGCTCTCGATGGCCGACCAGATGATCACGCGGTGGTTCACCGACCGCGACATCACCCCGATCTGGCACATCGACGGCCTGGCCGGCGCCACCGTCGGCGCGGTCACCATCCCGCAGCAGTTCTACGACAACGCGGCAGCCGGCGCCGCCGTGACGCCGTTCATCGACAAGATCGACAGCTCGCTGTTCTACGCCGGCGACTGGATGTTCCTCGACGGCGGAACCCTGGACATCGGCATGGTCCGCGACTCGGCCAACAACGCCCGCAACCGCTACCAGACCTTCTCGGAGTCCTTCGAGGGCCTCGCGTTCAAGGGTGTCGAGTCGCTGCGCCTGGTGATGAGCGTGCAGCCGACTGGCCAGTCCGCCGGCACCAAGGACACCGACGCTCTGGTCGACTGAGCACAGGGGACCTGACTCATGCTGTTCACCCCCGCGCGCGGGCCGGAGGCGGCCCCACCGGACATCAGTCTGGTGGGGTCCGCCCAGAAAGCGCCTGACGCCAACGACGTCCGCTGGGAGACCGGGTTCGCGTTCCGGACGGAGTGCGGCACGTACCGGCTGATCCCTCAGTGCGACGACCCCGCCGACCCCTACCCCGACATGCGCGACGGCAGCGTCTACTACCTGCCGCCGTTGCTGCAGGTCGAGGACGAGTGCACGACCCTGCAGCCGGCCGCGGCAGACCTCGACCGGCTGCGTCGGATGGTCGAGGCAGTCACCCCGTACGCCGTGGCCCGCGAGCTGTGGACGGGGGAGCTGTCCGACGTCGACCCGTATGTCGTCGGCGGCGTGACGATGACGAACCTGCGGCTCGCTTCCCCGGCCGCAACCGTCGTCGCGGGCGGGCCTTTCCCGGCGAACAAGGCGCTCGGCGCGCTCGAGCAGGCCGCCGGTGTGGTGGCGCTCGGGCAGCGGCTCATGCTGCACGTTCCGCGGGTCATCGTCGACCAGGTCGGGCAGAACCTCTATCGCGTCGGGAACACGCTCTACACGCCGGCCGGGTCCATCGTCGTCACCGACGCCGGCTACCCCGGCACCGGGCCTGCTGGTGAGCCTGCCGGCGCCACGGTGTGGGCCTATGCCACGACCACCGTGCAGGTGCGCATCGGCCGGATCAACGACATCACCGATGTCGCCTCGACCGTCGACCGTTCAGTGAACCGGCGTGGCCTGTGGGCCACGCGCCCGATCGCGGCTGTGTTCGCGCCCTGCGTGCACGTCGCCATCGAAATCACCGTCTGAGAAGCAGCAGGGAGAAAGATCATGTCTTGGGATGGAGCCGGCTCCCTCTACGTTCTCGGGTGCCGCATGTGCCTGCTCGACGCGAGCGGCGCGCCGCTGGTCGGTGCGAACAACTCCTACGTGTCCGGGTCGCTGATCACCGTGTCGGTCGGCCTGGAGTATGAGGCCGGCCAGGAGGTGACCGAGAAGAACGGCGCCGGCGTCACCTGTCTCTCGTACAAGACGCCGGACACCCTCAAGCGCGGCACGATCACCAACTTCCAGTGGTGCACCCCGGACCCGAACGTGATGACGTTCCTGATCGGCGGCAACGCCATCGTCGCGGGCACCAACGAGGTCCAGACGGTGACGATCACCGGCACCCCGACCGGCGGCACCTTCACCCTCACGTTCGCCGCGCAGACCACCACTCCCATCGCCTTCAACGCGACCGCGGCGACCGTCCGCGCAGCGCTGGAGGCACTGTCCAGCCTGGACGTCGGCGACATCACCGTGACCGGCTCGGCGGGCGGGCCTTGGACGGTGACGTTCAACCCGGCGCTCGGGAACGTGCCGGCGATGACCGCCGACGGTACCGGCCTCACCGGCGGCACCACCCCCACGGTGGTTGTCGCGACCACCACCCAGGGTGTGGCCGGCGACCAGACGGGCTACCGGGCGCCGCAGGTCGGTGTTGCATCCAACCCCAACGGTGTCGGCCTGGAGTTCTGGACTCGGGCGATCATCAACGGCGCGTTCGCGTCGAACCTGCCCTTCATGCACTGGGTGGTGCCGCGCGCGTTCCTGTCGATCGACGGCACGTTCGACCTGTCCGGCACCGCCGCGCTCAAGCCGCAGTTCACCGGGTTCTGCACCCAGAACGCGGCCTTCGGCGACGGCCCGAACAACGACATCCTGTTCCCGACCGACCGGGTCTGGCAGTGGAACCGGGAGGCGACGACCCCGAACCTGTCGGCCCCGGGCTTCCAGCCGGTCCTGACGTAGCCCCATGGTCGCTTCCCGGGTCGTGTGTTCGCCGTGGGCGACCGTGGCGGACCTGCCAGCCGATGTGGTCCCGCTCCTCCCGGCCGAGGAGTGGGACCGGTGGCTGCTGTTCGCCTCCGAGATCCTCTACGCGGCGACCGCCCGCCAGTGGCGCAACAGCGGGTGCAGCGCGACGGTGACGCTGCGCGGGGCAGCCCCTTGGGACGGTGAAGGCTCCTACCCCTACCACCGGTCGTGGGGGCAGTGCGGCTGCCTCACCGGCTGGGAACCAGCCCCGGGCGGCTGGGGCCTCTGGCCGGTGTGGGACATCGGGTGGCGGGGCGTGCACCACCAGCCGCTGGCCGTGCAGCTGCCGCACCGCGACGTCACGCAGGTGACCGCCGTCCTCGTCGACGGGCAGGCGTTCGCCGCGTGGCGGCTCACCGGCGCGGGCTGGCTGGAGCGCACCGACGGCCATCCGTGGCGGGTGTGCGGCGAGGCCACCCAGGTCACCTACGCATTCGGCCGGCCACCGCCGGTCGGTGGTGAACTCGCCTGCCGCCAGCTGGCGGTCGAGCTGGGCAAGGCCGCCGCGGGGGAGCCGTGCTCGCTGCCCAAGCGGGTCCAGTCGATCACCCGGCAAGGGGTGACCGTGGCGATGCTGGACCCGATGACGTTCATCGACAAGGGCCTCACCGGGCTGCCCACCGTCGACATGTGGATCAGGTCGATCAACCCCAAGGGCCGGCAGCAGGACGCCGAGGTGTGGTCGCCGGACATCCCGACCGGAAGGAGACTCCCGTGACCGACGAGGACATCCAGGATCGCCGCAGGTGGGACCCGTTCGCACCGCACACACCCGCACCCGCACCGGACACCGAAGACGACGACGACAGTTCGACCGTCGTGGATCCGGTCGACGAGCTCGACGCGCTGAGCAAGGCCGAACTCGTCCAGCGAGCCACCGACGCCGGCGTCGCCACCTACGGCAACAAGACCCAGATCAAGGAGCGGCTCAGGCAGGCCAGCCAGTGATCGGTCAGGGCCTGGCGCTCGGACCCCTCGCCCAGGCGATCCTCACCAACGTCGAGAACCACTACGCGGCCGCCCCACCCGGCACGCTGCCGCTGCCCGAGCGGCGGGTCATCGTCGCCGGCAACCCGCTGCTGGTCGCCTGGGACTGCGAACAGGTCGCCGTCGGCCTGTCCAGCATCGGCCGCGGCGCCGACCCGGCGATCCCGCTCACCATCGACCAGACCGGCAACTGCGTCGGCTGCCAGATGCGGCACGCCGTGATGACCGTGCAGATCGTGCGGTGCATCCCAGGCCCCGACGACAACGGCGCGGCACCCACAGCGGACGCGATCACCACCTCCGGGCTGCAGATGCTCACCGACGCCGGCCTGCTGTCCCAGGCGCTCCTGGAATCCGCCGCCCAACTACGGCTGGGGGTCCCGCTCGGCGTCGACGTGCAGGCCGGCACCATCGACCCCCTCGGCCCCGAAGGCAACCTCTCCGCCGTGCAGGGCACGATCATCCTGTCCACCGGGGTCCTAGCATGACCGGTGTCGACGCCTCCCTGCGTGCGGTCACCGTCGACACCGCCGCGCTGCAGGCCTTCTTCAACGACCCGACCGGGCCTGCCTTCGCCGACCTGACCCGCCGCGCCGACAACGTGCAGGCCCTCGCGCGACTGCTCGTCGGCAAACGCAGCGGCCGACTGCTGGCCACCATCCGCAAGAACCCGGTCGTGCTCGCCAGAGGCCCCGCTATCGACGTGGTAGCCGGCAAACCAGGGCTGACCGACTACCTCGGGTTCCACCACGACGGCACCCCAGCGCACATCATCCGAGCCCGGCACGCCAAGGCCCTCCGGTTCGTGTCCAAGGGACGCGTGGTGTTCGCCCAACAGGTGCGACACCCCAGCGTGGCCGGCACCCGATTCCTCGTCCGCGCGCTGGAAGCCGCCCGCGACTGACCGACCTCTCGCGATGGGGGAGTTGCGTAGTTGCGGTGGTCGTGACAGCCACCCACCGGACGCTCTCATGAGCGCATGGGCAAGGTCATCGCACGACACACCAGCACCGACGAGCCAGTCATCGACGAGTTCACCATCGTCGGTGAACGCGACGGGCAGGCCGAAGAGCACACCTTCACCGTCTCCCCGAACGTCTCGATCGGCAACATCCTCGGCCTGATCAAGAATGCCGGCGAGATCGCGTCGGTGCCCTATATCGAGAAGGTGATCCGCCGCAGCTGCCTCGACGGCGACGGCGTGCCCGCCCGGTGGAAGCCGGTGATCCGCGAGGGCCACTTCACCGCCCCCAACGGCGACCACACCCCGGTCGCCGACCTGGACAAGTTCACCGCCGTCGAGGCCGGCTCCAGCCGGCGCCGCTGGGTGCACCTGATCGAGAACGACGACGACATCGACATCCAGGCCGAGCAGTTCGCGGAAGCCTTCGAGTTCCTCCTCAGCCTGGTGGCCGAGCGCCCTACGCAGAGGTCCTCGTCTTCGCGGCGATGACCTCTGACCCAGTCATCGGCGCCTTCGTGCGCGGCCGGATGCACATGGCCGGCATCCGGCACGACACCGACGCCCGGGTGGCTCTGGACGTGCTCACCGTGATCGCGCTCGAGGTGCCCCGGCAGGCGCTCCAGCAGCTGCGCACCAACGTCGAGCGCGCCTCCTGGGACATCGCCGAACCCGACCGCGAGACCTGGGGCCTGCTGCCGCAGCACCAGGCGGCCATGGCTCGGCAGCTCGACCTGATGCAGACCGCGGTGAGGGGGTGATCGTGCGTGGCGCGGATCATCGGTGAGGCTGCGGTCCGCATCAGCTTCGACACCCGCGGGTCGGCCACGCAGGCCAGGGTCGCCGGCGAGAAGGTCGGCCGCGAGTTCGCCAAGGGCGCCAACAACCCCCAGGGCGCGTCGTTCATCCAGTTCAACGAGGCCGACTTCCTCCCCAAGGCGGAGAAGGCCGGCGACGATGCCGGCAAGTCCTTCGGCGAGAAGATGCTCGCGCGCCTGAAGAACATCGACCTCGGCGCGCTGCTCGGGTCGGCGTTCGCGTCGCTAGGGAACCTGGTCCAGGGCAGCGTCGGGCTCACCCTGCTCGGCGCCAAGGCCGGGATCGCGCTCGCTGCGATCACCAACCTGACCACCGGCGTCGCCGGGCTGCTGTCCGCGCTCGGAACGCTCGCCGGCGGAGCCGCGGCCGCGGCCCCAGCGGTTCTCGCGACCCTCGCCGCGGTCAGCCTCACTCTCAAGGTCGGCCTGTCCGGGGTCGGGGACTCGCTCAAGGCGCTCACCTCCGGCGACCTGGAGAAGTTTCAGCAGTCCCTCACCACGCTGGCACCCGAAGCACGCGCCGCGGTCTCCGAGTTCGCCAAGTTCAAACCCCAGCTCGACGGGATCCGCAGCAGCACCCAGAACGACCTGTTCCTGGGGCTGTCCAAGCCGCTCGGCACGCTGCTGACCAACTTTCTCCCGCAGACCAACGCGCTGTTCAACGGCATCGCGCTGAGCCTGAACTCCGCGGCCCGGGAGACGCTCGGGTTCCTCAACAGCACCAGCGGCGTCGGCCAGGTCCAGCAGCTGTTCGGCAACATCCGCGGCACGGTGGCCGGGCTCGCCCCTGCGGTGTCGCCGTTCCTGGAGGCGCTGCTGCGGGTGGCGTCGGTCGGGTCGTCGTTCCTGCCCGGGCTGGCCGAGCAGCTCGGCGGTGTGTCGCAGCGGTTCGCCGCCTTCATCGACAACGCCAACGAGAGCGGGGCGCTGCAGAACTTCTTCGGCAAGGCGATCGGCGTCGCCTCCCAGCTGGGCAGCATCCTGCACGACCTCTTCAGTTCGCTGAGCAGCGTGTTCGGCCTGGCCTCGCAGGCCGGCGGCGGCGTGCTCAACAACCTGCAGGCCATGGTCACCGCCCTGCACGCCTTCACCAGCAGCGGCAGTGGTCAGGCGGCGATCCTCGGGTTCTTCGAGTCGATGCGGACGATCACCGCGTCGCTGATGCCGGTCTTCACCACCCTTGCCGGCGTCATTGGCACGACGGTGGCGCCGATCCTGGCGCGGCTGGCCTCCATCATCGGCCCCGCGTTGACCCCGCTGATCCAGGGGCTCGGCACCGCCCTGCAGGCTGCTTCCCCAGGTCTCGCGGCGATCGCCACTGGGGTGGCTGCTCTCTTCACGGCGGCCGGGCCTGCCCTGACCGCGCTGGGCCGTCTCGCCGGGGTCATCGGTCAGTCCCTCGGTGCCGTTCTCGAGCGGCTTGCGCCGGTCCTGAACGACGTCGTGACCGCGCTGGCCGACGCGCTGACCCAAGCGTTGTCTGACCCGGCGATCGTCGACGGGCTGGTCGCGGTCGGGCAGGCGCTCGGCGACATGGTGATCGCCCTCGCGCCGCTGCTGCCCCAGCTGGCCAAGCTGGCCGGCCCACTGCTCGACTTGCTGGTGCAGGCGCTCGACGCCGTCAAGCCGTTGCTGGGTCCGCTTGTCGGGCTTTTCGGCTCGCTGGTCGATATCGTCGTCGCATTGTTGCCGATCCTTGAGCCGCTGATTCCGCTGATCGAACTTGTGGCGAAGGCATTGGGATTGGTCGCTGTCGTCGCCGAAAAGGTGGTCGAAGCGCTCGCCTTCCTCATCAATAAGGTGAAGGAGCTTTTCGGATTTATCGGTGACCTAGTCGGCGCTGCCGTGGATCTCATTACCGGCAATTTCGATACCGCCGGGCAATTGACGAGCAATCTTAGTGACAAATTCGGTGAAATGTCCGGCCGAATCGACACCTCGGTCGGGAACGCGACAACCTCAATTCTTCAATTCACCGACAATGTAACCAAGAATCTGGAGGTCTTCTCCGGGGCGCTCGGTGGGGCGCTTGGCGACGGAGCACTCGCCGCCGACCACTTCCAGGACCGTTTCACCAGCGCGCTGCAGAACTTCTCCGGCTCGGTCGGCGCCAACCTGGGCAGCGTCCTGCAGCAGACCGACGATTTCCAGAGGCGGTTCACCATCAGCATGGCCGAGTTCAGCGGCAGCCTCGGCGGTGCCGCCGGCTCGGCCGTCGACTTCTCCACCCGCACCGGCTCCGCGTTCTCCGCCGCGGCCGACCAGGTGCAGGCGTCGATCAACCGCATCCTCGGCATCACCAACGCAGCAGTCGGCCCGCTCGGTGCCGCTGGCTCGGCCGCCGGCTCCAACTACGCGGCAGGCGTCGGCGCAGGTGGCGGACTCGCCAGCACCCAGGCCCACTCGATCGTCGACAACCTCACCGCGATCTTCGGCGACACGACACGGTTCGGAGCGGCTGGCTCCGCGCTGGTTGGCGCCTTCTCCGACGGCATGTCCCGGTCGGCCGCCGCCGCCAAGGCAACCGCGGCCCGGATCATGGCCAACGTCGCGGCGTTGTTCCCGAGCTCGCCCGCGAAGGAGGGCCCGTTCTCCGGCACGGGGTGGACCCCGTTCCGCGGTGCCGCGTTGGTCGACGGGTTCGCCGGCGGCATCCTGTCCCGACTCACGGCCGCCCGGGACGCCGCCGCGCAGGTGGCGGCCGCCGTGGCCGACCCGCTCTCACAGGCCGTCCCGACCAGCACGACAGCCGGCACGTCGGCGACGTCGGCGGCCGGAACGGGCCAGCAGGTGACGATCAACCAGACCAACGTGATGCTCCCCGGCACCGACGTCCAGCAGTTCGCCAGCGAAGTCAACCGACGCGGCGCGCTCGCCCTCTCGGCCGGCCCCGTGTCCCTGCCGACCAGCCAAGGCAGCGTCCAGTCCGGCATGGCGGCCCCCAACACACTGATCGGGGTGTGACCCGTGACCGCGCCCAACGCACTCGCCTCGTTCCCGGACACCGACGTCAACATCCACTACCGGATGGGGCCCCAGTTCACCTCGACGACCGACGACTTCGTCTGGAACGCGGTGCTCGATGACGGCACCTACACCGCGTGCGCCGAGCCGGTCGGTTGGGAATCGGTCGACTACATCACCCCGGTCGACCAAGTCGGCGGCCGCGACGGCGGCCTCACCGGCCCCCAATCGGTGGCACCCCGCGTCCTCGAATGCTCAGCGCTGATCACCTGCCCGACCCCGCAGATCATGCGCCACCACCTGGCCAGGCTGCGGAAGATCCTCGGCCCGCAGGGCCTGCCCGGGCCACGGCAGCCGATCATCTGGGAGCAGTACGACTGGTGGCTCGGCTACCGCCTCGCCCTGATCACCCGGCCACAGGGGCGGTTCGAGCCCCGGATCATCCCCGGCTTTCAGAACGGCGCGCTCGCCGCGCAGATCAGGTTCCAACTCGTCGCGGCCAACCCGCCGTGGAAGTACCGGTCCGGCCTGCCCGAGGGCGGCCCGTCCGGCGGAGGGTGCACCGGGCTACCCAACCCCGCTCTGCTCGGTGGCCGCACCTACGACAAGACCTTCAGCTACACCTACGGGTTCGCCACCAACCCCGGCGGCGAGATGCTGCTCGTCAACAGCGGCGACCTCCCTGCCTTCCCGGTGTTCACGATCACCGGCCCGGTCGACCAACCGGTGATCACCAACATCACCAGCGGCGCCGAGTTCACCGTCAACAAGACCCTCGCCGCCGGCGAAGTCCTCACCATCGACGCCAAGACCGGCGTGATCACCCCATCGACGGTGCGGCTGACCGGCCGGCCGTGGCTGCTCGCCCCGGGCTCCAACACCGTGCGCTGGCGCTCGACCAGCGGTTCCTTCGACCCCGCCGCCCAGCTGTGCCTGGCATGGCGCTCGACCTCGAGCTGAGGAGACACCCGTGACCCTGTTGACCCCACCCGCCTACGAGCAGGGCGGCACCTACACGGCGCTGCTGGACCGCCAATACCAGGTCACCACGACCACCATGCGGGACTTCTCGGTGTCGCACCGCGCCCGGCAAGGCGCCTACTCGACCCGATTCCCGGCGTTCAGCAACCCCTCCGGGATGAACGTGGTCGTCGGCCCCTGCGCCGGGGTCGTCACCAACACGTTCGCCACCGATGCCGGCGACTACCGGTACGCCAACCCCTCCAACTTCCAGGTCACTCTTGCGGGCTCCTCGCCGACGTTGAACCGCAACGACATCATCGGCGTGCAGGTCAAGGACAACTTCTACGACGGCAGCGGCCTGGTCACCGTCGTGCCGGCTGTCGTGCAAGGCACCGGCTCGGCCGGCACCCCGTCCGACCCGACCCTCCCGAACACCTTCCTCGGCATGGTCCGCGGCGTGGTCAACGCCAACGTGACCAGCCCGACCTTGCAGGCGATCTGCCCGAAGATCGTCATGGATGGCGGAGTCCTGCCGATCGGCTCGGACACCGACCGCGCGGCACTGGGAACCCCGAACGCCGGGTTCGTGATCTGGCGGACAGACAAGAAGGCGTTCGAGATCTTCAACGGGAGCTCGTGGGACCTTGCCGGCGCGGTGCAGCCGATCCGCGCACAGCTGCGGCAGACAGCAGCGCACTCGCTGGCCAACGCGGTCTACACGTCGATCCAGTTCCAGAACGAGGACTCCGACACGGCCAACGGGCACGACACGGTCACCAACAACACCCGCTACACCGCGCAGGTCGCCGGTACCTACGAGTTCGACGGTGCCGTCGTGTTCGCCTCCAGCACGGCCGGCCAGCGGGCCGTCCGGTGGCGCAAGAACGGGGCCACGACCGCCCTGGATGCCTCGCAGACCTCCTGCAACCCGGTCACCGATCCTGCTGCGGTAACCACCCTGGCCGCGCGCGGCATCCAAATCGCGCTCGCGGTCAACGATTACGTGGAGCTGCAGGCCTACCAGAACACCGGCGGCGCCCTCAACACCTTCTCGGGCACCACCGGCGCGTTCAACAACGAGGCGCAGTCGTCCATGTCGGTCAAGTACCTCGGGCCGTAGCCGATGGTGCTGAAAGCGTTCGCGCCCCTGGCTGATCCGGTCGTCACCACCGAGCAAGAGGTGCGCTGGATCTACTGGGCGGTGGCCTACCTCGACGGCGACCCGACGGTGATCGGCGGCCCGCTGCCTCTGTCGGGTGTCAAGATGTCGGAGATCATCCGGGGCGTCGGGCAGCTCGACGCCAGCCTGCAGCTCACCGACCCGGACGTCCGAGCGCTCGACCCGTGGTCGCTGATCATCGACGGCAAGACCGGGATCGTCGCCGTCCGCCAGTTCTACGACACCGCCTCCGGGGCATGGTTCGACAGCTATCTGTGGCACGGCACCGTGTTGCGATCACCGATTGACCCCATCACCGGGCGGATGGCGATCACCGCGCTGACCGTTGAAGGCAACTGGGCCCGATGGTTGATCACCAAAGCGAACACGTGGACGAGCGTGGACCAGCAGCAGATCGCCGCCGATCTGCTCGACCCGTCGAAGTTCTCGCTGATCCCGCTCGGCGCCGGCCGGTTCACCGGATGGATCAACGTCGACCCGCCCACCACACCCACCGGAGTACTCCGCACCTTCGCCTACGCCGACCGGCAGGAGACCGGGCTGCTCGACGCGCACCAGGCCCGGTCGCAGCTGCAGACCAACTCCTACGAATGGACCACCGGGGTGAAGGTGCTCGCGGGCGCCGACGGGGCCTCCGCGTCGACGTTCCGGCTGCAGTACCTCCTCGGCTACCCGAGGCTCGGCCGCAAGGTCACCGACGAGGTGCCGGTGCCCCGGTTCACGTTGGACACCCGCGGCTCGGGAAACGTGCTGTCGTACCGGTACGAACGTGACCGCACCAACGTGCCCAACGTCGTGTGGGGCCGCGGCAACGGCTACGAGGACCAGCAGATCAAGGCGCAGGTGCAGAACACCGACGCGCAGGGCAACAACGAATGGGACTACGGGTTCCTGCGCTCCGAGGTGCGATTCAGCGACCCAGACGTCAGCGACGTGAACACGTTGACCGCCTACTGCTACCGGCTGATGTGGGACCGGCTCGGCTCCTCGAAGTTCCTCACCGCGCTGAAGGTCAGCGGGAACACCCCGCCCTACTTCGGCACGTACAGCAAGGGCGACGACCTGATCCTGCAGACCAACGACCTCACCTGGCCCTCCGACCGCTACAACAGCGACGGCAACGTCGAGATCACCTCGCGGATCTTCGGGTGGACGATCACCCCACCACAGGGCGAGCAGTCCGAGCAGATCGAGCTCGTCGTCGCAGGAGGCCTGACGTGACCACACCCGCCCAGTACTCGCCCCACCCGCCGTCCGCGATGGAAACCCTCGGCTACGTGCAGCGCGTCGTCGACTCGATCCTGCGCAACAACCCGCTCACCAACGCGGTGACAAGCCACGGCCTGATGAAGTGGTTGGGCAACTACAACACCGCCGGCACCAGCAGCAAAATCAACTTCCTGTGGATCGGCGAGTTCCTGCCGGCCGACCCGAACCTCCCCGGGACCCCGCCCCAACGGGGTTTCTCCCTCGTCCGCGACGACTCCCGTGGCGGTATCTCGGCGATCTCCATGTACGACCCGTATACGGGCATTCCTGGTGGGCTCAAGCAAATCTTGCAGATCACCAGCGGCGACAGCATCAAGCTGTTCGAGGAGTCCCGGGACGGGGGATGGCGCTGGCCGGAAGAGGAAATCCCAATGGGCGGCCGCGACAGCAACCTCGCGTCGTGGCCGGGCACCGACCAAGGCACATTCGGCACCCTGTACGAAGGCCGAGCGAACATCCGCGGGAACGTGCTCGCCTACCGGTTCGTGATTGCCGGCACCAACGGGGGAGCCGGCGACTTCCAGTTCGTCGTGAACGGCGGCACGGTGATCGGCCCGACGCATTCGGTCGGGGTCAACGGGTTCGCCGTCGCCGACTCGACTGTCGACGTAACCCAGTTCCGCGGCAAGACTGTGCAGGTCGAGCTGCAGGCGCGCCGCACCACCGGTACCGGCACGGCGAAGGTCAACGCCGTCTACGTGTCGGTGCGCTCGTTCACGCCCTGAGCGGACAAGCCGTCGACCGCAACCTCGTCGTCGTTGGCCTGCTCGACGAGCGGGCTCCGCTCCAGCTGCCACGGGCACGGGAACGCGCCGCCGCAGCCGCACGACTCCTCACCGTTCACGGTCAGCAGGAAGTGCGGCTGGCCGGCCTCGTCGCAGTTCCCGATCGGAAGGTCAGGCACCACACCGAGATCCTCGACCGCGACGTCGTCCTCGGGATCGGTCACCGGCTCGCTGATCGGCTCGCTGATCGGCTCCGTGATCGGCTCGGTCATCGCTGCTCTCCTCGCAGGTAGGCGCGGATCGCCGCGCTCGACTCGTCCAAGACCCTCGCCGCGTCCGGCATACCCATCTCGTCCAACAGATCGGCCAAGTCGGCCAGCGTCTCCGCCTTCACGAATGGGCCGGCGGCCGTGAGCGCCACCGCCGCGAACCCCAGCGCCGCATCCTCGGTCAGCAGCAGCCCACCGACCTGCAGCAGCGCCGCCGATGCCGCCTGATAGCCAGGGATCTCGTCGGCGGTCAGCATCACCTGGCCGACGGTAGAACCCCGCGCTCGTGCTGGTGAGGGGAGACGCGACTCCCCGCCGGTAGCGCCGTCGACCGGTCACCGTTGCTGCATGAACCGCTCTCGTTTGGCCTCGGTCCTGGCCGCTGCCACCGTCGTCGCCAGCGCCGCGGTGATCGCCCTCGTACCGGCGGCTCCTCAGGCCCGCGCCGACGCGCCCGTTGTCGGTGTGCTCCAGCCGACCTGCCTGCTGTCGATCGGCGGAATCTGCCTCGTGCAGCTCGGTGGTGGCGGGGCGACCAGCACGACCACCCCGACAACGACCACGACGACCGGTGGCGTGCCGCCTACGGGCTGATCGATCACACCCCACCAGGCCAGCAGTGAGGACCCCGTCCATGACGAAGAACAGGAGCGCGTGGTGGGCGACTGGGCGACTCTGCTCACCGCCGGCAAGGACGGGACAGATGGCCAGCCCCCAGCCGGCTGGACGTGGACCGACGAGGCCGGCCGCACCCAATCGTGCACACGCGACGCCGACTCGCCTGACACCGCGCCGATCTACACCTGCTCGGCAGGCCCGCCACCGACCACGGTTCCCGGCCTGCCACAGATCCGCGCACGAGGCTGAGTGAGACATGACCGCAATGCAGGCGCTCGGCATAGTGCTCGCCCACCTCGTCGGCGACTACCTGATCCAGTCGCACTGGATGGCTACCCAGAAGACACAACGCTGGTGGCCGGCGGTCGCCCATGCGGTCACCTACGGGCTGCCGTACACGCTGGTCACCCAATCCCCGGCGGCTCTCGCGGTCATCGTGGCCACCCATGCAGTGATCGACCGCTACCGCCTTGCGCGGCACCTGGTGTGGGCGAAGAACCTCCTGGCCCCTGCCGGATTCAACCCATCCTGGAGCCGCTGCAAGGCGACGGGCTACCCACCAGAGACCCCGGTCTGGCTTGCGGCCTGGCTGCTGATCATCGCCGACAACACCGTCCACCTGCTCATCAACGCGGCGTCCGTCGCGTGGCTATGACTCGGATCGGAGGCTGACTGATGCCGACGACCTACCCGGGCCGTGAAGACCAGCACGACCTTGGTAACGGCCACAGCTTCGTGTGGTTGAGCGACGGCGCCGGCAACCGCATCGGGCTGATCGAGCACCACCCGAAAGGCCCGGACGCCACGCCCGGCGCGCTGTACTGCGGCGGCTACATCGCCTGGGTGCCAGAGGAAGCGCAGGTCGGTGTCCACCCGGCGTGGACGGCGCGGCACCAGCTGGTGGCCGGCGGCCCCGGCGACGAGAGCGCCTTGACGATCGCGCCGAGCCTGGCCTGCCGCAATTGCCCCAGCCATGGCTTCATCCGAGACGGAAAGTGGGTGCCTGCCTGATGTTGGGGCTGGACTACTCGCGCGGCGCGCCGCGCGGCTCGGCGGTGAAGGCGGCCGGCTACGACTTCGTAATCCGCTACTGCGGTCAGCCGGGCACCGCCAAGAACGCGACGGTGGCCGAGGTAAACGACATGCTCGCGCACGGCGTGGCAGTGTGCCTGGTATTCGAGGCGACCGCGGCCCGCGCCGGCCAGGGTTACGACGCCGGCGTCGCCGACGCGCACAAGGCCGCCTACCACCAGCTGATCCTGGGTATCCCGGCCAGCCGGCCGATCTTCTACGCGGTGGACTACGACGCCGACCCGGCGACCGTCGAGCCTTACTTCCGCGGCCTCAACTCCGTCGCCGGACCCGACTCCGCCTACGGCGGGTTCCGTGTGGTCCAGCGGCTGCGCGACGACAACCTGGTGGTCGACACCTGGCAGACCGTCGCATGGTCGGCCGGCAAGCAAGACCCGCGGATTGACGTGTTCCAACGCCTCGGCCAGGTCGTGGTCGACGGCGTCACCTGCGACGTGAACGAAGCCCGCACGGCCGACTTCGGCCAGTACCCCATCGAGGAGGACCCCTTGTCCGCACTCTCCGACCAGGAACAGCGCGACCTCTACAACCGGATCATGGGCTTCTGCCGCCAGCGCTGGTATGTCATCAAGAACGGCCAGCCGGTCGAGGTGTCCGCGGACACGCCAGGGGCGATCGCGGCTCACGCGCTGGACACCCTCGACGGCAACTACATCGTCACCGAGGACGAGAAGCTGCTCGCCGCCCTCAAGACGCTGCCGGCCGGCGGCGATGTCAAGTCGTTGGCCGCCGCGTTGGCGCCGGTGCTCGCCCCGCTGTTGCCGGCCGGATCCACTCCGGAGCAAGTCGGCGAGGCCGTCGTCGCCGCACTCCGGGCGCACCCGCTCGCGCCGGCAGGCGCCTGACATGAAGACCTGGATCAGTTATGTCGCCAAGGCCCTCATCGCCGCCGGGACCGCCGGTGTCGGGGTGCTGGTGACAGCACTCGGCGATGGGCACGTCACCCCGCTGGAGGGCGCCGAGATCGCGGCAGCGGCGTTGCTCGCGCTCGGAGCCGTCTACGGCGTGCAGAACGGCCCAAAGCCGCCGGCGGAGGGCTGACCCCGATGCCGCTGCCGTCCCCGCTGCAAACCGTCACCGTCCGCGGCGACTGGATCTCGCCGGTCACCGGCGACCCGCTGACCGGCGAAGCCAAGCTCGCGGCGGTAAGGCCGGTCCAGGTGCCGGCCGCCGACCTCGAGCTGACCACCACACCACACCTGGCCACCATCACCGGCGGTGTCGCCCAGTGGACCGATGTGGTGCTCTCGGACTCAGCAGGCCTGTCCGAGCCGATCCTGTATCGGCTCACCGTGAACGGGAACGGGTTCCGCGAGGATCGGCTGCTGCAGCTGCTCACCACGCAGGCCGTCGCCGGGGTGATCCAGCTCGCCGACATCCCGACGGCGGTCGAAGGCATCCCGGTCGTCACCTACGTGCTCGCCGCATCGGTCGGCCTCCCTGGCGGCCCGGCTGGCCCGCTGGACTCGTCCGGGAAGGTTCCGCTCGTGCAGCTGCCGCCTGGTGGCGGTGGGGGAGTCGCCTCGGTCACCGCAGCCGACGCGACGATCGTGGTCGCCGGCACTGGGACCGACCCGACCGTCCGCGTCGGCACGATCGCCGAGGCCCAGGTCGCCGGCCTGGTCGCCGACCTTGCCGGCAAAGCCGCCGTCGTGCACACCCACACGTCCGGCCAGATCACCGACTTCGTCACCGCGGTGGATGGGCGGATCGCGCTGGTCGTCGACGCTGCCCCGGCGTCGCTGGACACGCTCAGGGAACTCGCCGATGCGCTCGGCGATGACCCGAACTTCGCGGCCACCATGGCCGCTGCGCTCGCGAGCAAGGCACTCGCCGCCAGGCAGATCACCGCCGGCACCGGCCTGACCGGTGGTGGCGACCTCACCGCCGACCGGACGCTCGCCGTGCAGTTCGGCGCCGCTGCGGGCACCGCAGCCGAGGGCAACGACAGCCGCATCACTGGGGCGGTGCAGGCCAGCATCGTGGACGCCAAGGGCGACCTACTCGCAGGCACCGGCGACAACACGATCGCCCGCCTACCGGTCGGCACCGACGGCCAAGCAGTGGTGGCTGATTCCTCGCAGGCGTCCGGGTTGCGCTACGTCGACCGGCAGATCGGCGACTTCCCGTTCGCCGGCGACGGCCTGATCGCCGCCTCGGCGCCGCTCACCAACTTCCGGGACAACTCCAGCCTCGGCGCCGCCGGCTGGGCTGTGCGACTGCCTATCCCCGCCGGCAAGCCGATCACCACCTGCTGGGGATCCGTGGTCGGTGTGGGCACCGTGGGCGCTGGTGGTGTCAACGGATTCGCCGTCTATGACGACGCCGGCAACCTGCTGTCCAGCACGGTCGACGACAACAACCTGTGGACCGTCGGCGGCGTGCGCTCCAAGCCGCTGCCGGCCGCCATCGCCGCGCAGAGCAGCGACCGGTACGTCTACCTCGCGATGCGGATCACCGGCTACAGCGCCCCGCCGACGCACCCGTTCTGCCAAGGCCAAGCCGGCGGGCAGCTCCTCGACGGGCTGTTCGGGGCCGGCCGCCGCCGCGGCGTCGTGCTGTCCGGCAGCAGCTGGGCCGGCACCATCGACACCGCCACGGGTACCAGCCCCAGCGGCTACACCCCGTTCCTCGCGCTGTCCTGAGTCATCATCTGCCGGTACTGGTTCTCGCGGTCGCGCAGCTCGGTGAGCACCTGATAGCGGTCCCACGAGTCGACCGGGTCCTCTTGGTGGAAGCCGATCCGGCGGCGGAATCCAGGCGGCGGGTCGGGCATCTCGTAGGTGCGGATCTCGAACGGCGTCACCACCCACACGTCCGGGCTGCACTCCGTGATCTGGTCAGCGCGCCCCGGCGTGCAGATGTGGTCATACCGGCCGTCGGGCTCGTAGCGGTTGTGTACCCGCACGTAGGCGGTCATGTGGCCTCCCCTCCCCAGGATCAGCCATCCGAGGGTAGGTCGCGACGCGCGGCATCGGTACAGCCATTCAGACCACTGACCAGCACCTACACTGGGAATCGCCGGCTACCCCCAGGGCCGGCCACAGCGCCCCCGCTCCCCGGGACAGACACTCCGGGTCGAGCGGGGGCGTCTCACATCAAGCAGCAGTCTTGGTCCACTTCGCGCAGCCCCTGCTCTCGATCAGCTCGCCAGCCTTGATCGTGATCGTGCCAGGCCCTTTGAGCACGTTGTTGTCGATGATGGTGTGAGCGGCGTCGTCGGTGTTCCGCGACCAGTAGCAGCCCGCGAGGTTCGAGCCGTCCGGCCCGCTGCTCTTGTACTTGCCGGGCAGCACATCCACACCGACTTCGTATTCGCCGCTGCCGAACTCGGCCGCTGGCTGCGCCGGGCCCGAGGCGGTCGTCGTTGTCGGCGCCGGCGCAGCGCGTTCGACGGTCTTGGTGATCGTCTCGACGACCGTCACTGGCGCGGCGGCGGCCGGGGCCTGTGCCTTGCCGATCACGATGCCAACGATCAAGGCCCCTACGGCGACGGCGAGACCCACAACGGCCGCGACCCACGTCGTCATCTTCATGCTCTGGTACCTCCCCAGCACCCAGGTGCTGACCGTGGGTCGCTGAGCCTGTCAGCAACGTTACGTCGGTTGGTCGATGACCACTTGTTGTCTGCATTCCTGGCTGGCGTCGGCGAGCAGGTCGGCCAGCTGTTCCCACCGCGCCGCGCTGGCGCCACCACATGCGATGGTCGCTGCCCCGAACTCGCGCAGCGCGCCAGCCAGGACACGCAGCCTCGACAGGAGGTCGACCTGGTCGACGGTCGCCACCGGTGTCAGGTCCCGTGGCCGGCTACGGGCAAGGGCGGCCAGCGAGGCGGCGATAGCGTCGAAGGTCTCGTCGTCGATCACCGCTGGTGCTCGCGGTCGTGCTCGGCTTGCGCTCGGCGCACGAAGCGGCGGTTGCGGAGACGGTAGTGCGGTGGCCGGTCGAGCCACACGTAGCCGCCGGCGAGGACGATGATCGCGATCCACATCAGCAGGGCCTGCACGTCGGGGCTCACCGTGGTGTCCAGCCGGTGCGCAGCGCAGCTGCTCGCCCGTCGGCGAGGGCTTGCCGTAGCAGCTCGACGTCGCGGAGCGGGATGGTGAACCCGGCGCCTGGTGGCGGGACGAGGGTGAGGCTGTCGTCGCTGTACCGGACTGTGAGTGTGCGGGGTCGGCCGAAGGTATCGCGCACATCCAGAACGGCCACGGTCTGCGTGTCGGTCACGATGGTCACCTCCTGTGGTGGAGGCGACGCTACGAGCGACGATCAGTGGCGACCGGTATCAAGCGGACCGGCCTGCGGGGGGTACAAACCGTACCCGTCGGCTACGGCACCAGGTCAAGCTCGCGGACCAGCTCGGCCGCGTCCGACCGCACGGTCGACCCGCCCCGCTCGGCAAGGTCGGTCAGCGCGCCGCGGGTGAACAGGTTGAACCGCGCGGTGTCGGGGGCCTCATCGCGAGCGCGGCGCAGCAGGGCGACCGTGGCCACGTGCTCGCGGTCCTGGTGGTAGGCCCGTGCGGTCTCGATGTTGTGGAAGGCACGCCGAGTGTTCGACGGCATGCCGTCGAGCTCGAGCTGGTCGGCGCGCCGCTTCGCGTCGGCAGGTCGGTGAAGGTCGACCAGCATGGTCACCGCGTAGGCGTCGACCATGGCCTGTCCGAACATCAGCCAGGGGTGGCTGTAGCCGGAGGGGAGTGCACGGGCGGCCTGGTCGGCCATGTCCCAGTAGCGCCAGGCGTCGCCGTCCCGGCCGACCTTGGCGTAGGAGAGCGCGGAGGCGAGCATCAGCAGTCCCCACAGCGCACGGTCCTCGTCGCTGCGCTCCGGGTGGAGCAACTGCGCTGCGTCGTTGGCCAGCTGGACCCGCGCCTCGTGTTGCTGGCCGGCGTCGCGGTACACGTGGTTGACGTACCAGGCCGCGGCCGCCATGGCGTGCGGGTCGTCCGCGTCTTGGGCGGCGATCATCGCCCGGTCGCCGGTGAGCATGACCAGCTCGGGCGCCGGCTGGAACGACAGGTAGAGCTGGGTGAGGTGGTAGGTCTGCGCGAGAGCGCGCTGCGCCGTGGGGCGTTGGGTGTCGTCGGCCCGGCGGGCGGTGTTGCGGGCGTCGACGAGCAGGCTGGGCAGCACGGTCGCGACAGCGGTGCGGTGCCGGCGGGTGCCGTGCCACAGCTCCCAGGCCTGCGCGACCCGCGCGGCCAAGCCGGCCACGTCGATCTCGTCGTCGCCGCCGAGTACTGGATACGACGCGAGGGCGCGCTCGATCACCGGCAGCTGCTCGTGCGCGGTCTTGCCGAACGTCGCACTGGACAGTCGGTCGTCGCCGATCAGCTCGACCAGGTCGCTGATCTGCAGCGCATCGGCGATCGCCAGCAGCATGGGGAGCCGGGGCTGCAGGATGCGGCCGACCTCGACGGCCTTCACCCACTCTTCGCTGCGGCCAACCAGGCCGCCGAGAACAGCTCGGCTCATCCCGGTGCGCTGGCGCAGCCCGCGCAAGCGTGTGCCGAAGGGCATCGTGGGGTCCACGGCCATGGCCGCCTCCTCGCCTGCGTACCAGCCTCGTCGCCCCCGGCCCGTCGGCCGGGGGCTCACCTCGGCGAGGAGGTACATCTCCCAGGGTAAGGCAACCTGTCGTGGTGTGTGACACTCGACGGCGGGAGGCGACTTGGCTCGCTACGTGAGCGCCTCGGTGATCAGGCCGCAGAGGGTGGCGAACGCGGTCCCGAGCAGCAGCAGGTCGAGCAGTGGAAGGTAGTCGGGGGCACGCCGAGGCAGCACCTTCCACGCGACCCAGATCGCGGCCAGCCAGCCGAGCACGGCGAGCAGCGGCCCCAGGCCGGCCGGCCCAGCGGGGGCGAGCCGATAGACGCCGACAGCGCTGAGGAACCCGACGGTGATCTCGCTCAACGCGCGCAGGCGGGCCCGCGTGTTCAAGATCAGCTCGCGGTTTATTGGCGATCTATTGGACCGATCCGCATCGACCGAAACCGACCGGGGTCGTCCCCCGTGCGAGGGGTTACCAGCTAGGACCGACCCAGGACGACCGGGGTCGAGAGCCGACAACACTTCGAAGGGTTGCTGGTTCGAGTCCAGCTGGAGGAGCTCCCACCCCAGGTCAGACGGCCTGGGGTTGTTCTTTTTGATCATCGTTTCTCCTGGTTATCGCGATTTAGTGGCGATCAATTCGCCGAGTGCTTCGGCTGCCGGGGCGGGGCGATCGACTCCAGCGCCGCGGCCGCGCGCTGGTTGGTGGCCTTCGGCGCGACGTAGTGCCGCTCTGCAACCGCCTGGGTGTTGTCGAGCTGGTCGGCGATCTCGCTCAGCGACAGCCCGGCCTCGTTGAGCGTGCTGCTGACGGTCTTGCGCCAGACGTGCGAGGTCACCCACTGATAGCCGCTCGCGTCGAGCGCCTCGCGCAGTCGCTTGATCGTGTTGGACGGGTCGAGCAGGCCGCCCTCCATCGAGCGGAACAGCAGCCCACCGCCGGAGGCGAGTTTGCGCCGGGCGAACATTGGCGCGGACCACGTCGGCACCTCGTAGACCTTCACCCGCGCTTTGCCCTGCCGGCTGCTGCGCTTCTTCCGGCCGGGCATCCGCTGCAGACCCTGGCCGCTCGAGCGCACGACGTGCGCGTCCACGATGACGGTGGTGCGCTGCCCGTTGCGGCCGGGCGTGATCCCGGAGCCCTGCACCGCGAGGATCTCGCCGATCCGCACCCCCAGCGCCAGCATCGCCTCGACCAGGTCAGGCAGGTCCGACCACACCAGCGCACGCGTGCCCAGCCGGCGGCCCTTCTTGCGTACCGACTTCTCCGCCGCGAACCTCGCCAGGCGCTCGCGCATCTCATTGAGCTGGGCCAGTGTCATCGCTTCGACGTCCTTGCCGTCGTCGGCGCCGGCCAGCAGCCGCGACACCGATCGGATCGGGTTGGCCTCCAGCGCGCCGTGTCGCACGGCGACACCGAGCACGCCGGACAGGATCGTGCGCACGGTGCGAGCTGACGCCAGGCTGGTGCTGTCGCGGACGGCGCAGATCAGCTCGTCGTAGCGGGCGACGTCCAGCTCGCCGAGCCGCAGCTGCCCGATCTGGGGGAGCACGAACACGTTGAGCAGGCTGGTGTAGGTGCGCAGGGTGCCGGGGGAGAGGACCCGGTGCTGCACTTGGTTGTCGACGTGGTCGAGCCAGGCCTTGGCCGCCGTCTCGAACTTGGTGGCGCGGGTCATGGTGGCCGACCGGCTCTGCGTCTCAGTGACCAGGTCGGCCAGCCGCTTCTTGAGCGCGCGCTCTGCGCCGGTCTGCGAGGGGCCGCGGGCGTAGACGCGGCGGCTCTCGCCGTTGCGGAACCGGAAGTAGGTGTGGGCCTGCCATACGTCCGGGCCGAGCTGCTTGCAGGTGATCTTCCCGAAGGTGCCCGGCGGTGTGGGTGGCCTACCGCGCGCCATGGTCTGGTCTCCGTGGACTGTGCATTGGTCGCTGTCCTCCGTTCATCGGCGTGTAGGGCAGGGTGTGCAGCTCGCCGCCCGCGTTGGCCAGGTGCTCGTCGCCGTAAGCGGCGGCGTAGACAGCTACGGTGCGGCGCAGCTCGTCGACCTCGTCGCGCGTCTCGATCAGTCGCCGTACCACGTACGTTCCGATCGCGGTTGTAGCGGCTATCCAGCCCAGCATGGCCGCTTTCCAGAGGCGTTCCATGCCGTCACTCCGGTCTGGATCGAGCACTGCGAGCACCACGAAAGTGGCGCTGGCCAGCACAAACGGGCAGGTGTACAGACAGATTCGAGCGCGAAGTGACATCGTTAGTCCCCAGTGGCATTCGGCTTATCAAACGTCCCAGCGGTCATATTTCTGCGTACCGTTGGCCGAACTATACCGCCTATTGAACTAATGCATGTCACCCTAATAGAGCAGCGACTTAACCGGCCGCATTCGGAAAATCACCTTCCGCGTCCCGCTGGCCCCGCTCGGCGTCCCGCCGGTGCGCCTCCTCGCGGCGCGCTCGCTCAGCAGCCACCCGAGCCGCCAAGGCTAGGAAGTCCTCCATGCTCTCCGACACGTCGTAGAGCCGCTCCAGCACGGCGATCCGCGGATCGACCCCATCGTCAGCTTGGGTCGGTTCGGCGGCCACGAGTGCCGGTGCCGGACCACCTTCCAAGATGACCCATGGCGTGTCCTCGTTCCAGGTCTGCCAGTAGGTGCCCAAGGCACGAGCCACGGCCTTGAGTGCGTCCTGCCCGGCGCTCTGGTCGGCGTTCTCGATCGCCTCGAGGCTGCGCTTGCCCACCTCCGGGTGAGCCGTACGGAACGCCGGTCGCTTCGCAAAGCCAGCACGTTCGCGTGCTTCAACGACTGCAAGTGCTAGCCGTCGACGGTCGGCCTGGGGGTAGGCGCCTGTACCTGGCCGTCGCAGACTCACAATCGCAGAGTTTCGCAGACTCCAACATGGCGGTGCACGTCGGAATCCCGCCTGTCGGCTGTGTCTTCGGCACCCCAAGCTCTTAATCACTCGCACAGGATCGCACGTTATCGCATGACATGCAACGTGTCGCTCCTCCAACTGGGGTAACTGCGAGCGATCGTGCAACTTCATGCGACTTCATGCTTGACAAGATGTCGCATGAAATCGCATGATGTGCGACATGCCCAACGTCAACCACATCCGCGTCAAGCGGTGGATGGGCTCCACTGGCCGAGACCTTTCCCAGCTCGCAAGCGAGATGAGTCGGCTCGCGATCGTCCGAGGCTGGAAGCCCGAGGACAGCGAGATCACGGTGAACGGGATTCGCAACGCGCTCATCGGTGGGGTCGCCCAGGAACCCATGAGCACCGGCCGAATCAGCCTCATCGAGGAGCTCAGCGGCATCCCGTTCGACGACCTAATCGCGCAGGATGATCCGCCTCCTCCGCCCTCCGAGCCGTCGCGCCGAAAGATGCCCGATCCGCCACCGGAGCCGAAGGTCGAGAAGACGCACCCCGACAAGCGCGGTGGGCGTGACCGGCGAAACCCGACCCGCGGCAGCGACACCGCCGCGGCGGGGGAGCGGGTGGCATCGTGACTGTCCACGACCGCACCAAGTTCGCCGTCATGGCAGACGTCCCCCGCATCGCCTGGACCGTCCGTGAGTTCGCCGCCTCCATCGGCGTGAACTACGAGACCGCCCTGGCCATGGTCCACGACGCCACCGTCGGCCACTTCAAGGTCGGGTGCGAGTACCGCATCCCGCACGACGAGGTCGTCCGGCTGGTGGACGAGGCACGCAAGCAGGCCGCCGCAGAGCGTGAAGCGAGGGCTGCGTCGTGAGCACGGTCGCGGATATCCACATCGACTGGCGGAAAGTCGCGGTCAACCTCGGTCGGCCCGACGGCGGCTACCACCTGCTGTCCACTGCCGAGCGCGACGCTCTCGAAGCCGCTATGGACGACGCAGCGGAGATCGCGCGGGATGCCCGGTTCGAGCGCACCCAGGACGCGGGTGACCGGTGATGGACATCGAGCCAGCCGTCTACACCCTCGCCGAGCTGATCGAGCGTCTCGATCGGGAGGACCCGGCAAGGGTTGTCCCGATCGGGTTCGCGGACCCGCACAGCTACCGGGGCTTCTACGACGAGTTGGCGTTCAGCCTGCGCCGCGGGATCACCGCGGGGGAGATGGCTGCGGCGGCCAGGTCGGCGTTGCGGCGCACCTTCCAGGGGTGGAAGGGCGGCGATTACACCATGTGCGAGTGGACCGCCTGCTGGCTGGTGACTGGTCCTGGTGAGTGCGGCGAGTCGATCGGGCACCTGCTGCTGGAGCTGATGCTCGGCGGTGCGCAATGACTGCTGTCCGGCATCCGCTGGGTCGGTCCTGCGAGATGACCCTTCTCGGCGCGGTGGTGGTTCCCGCACTGCTGCTGCGCCTCATCTGCTCGGCCCGCGCTGTTGAGCGCCACTCCGGCCAGCCTGCCCGCACCCGCGGGCTGGGGCGAACCGGCGCGGGCCGAGCACCCAGCTCCTGAACGCAGCGGCGCCCCGGTGCTGAACCACCGGGGCGCCAAGCACGGAGAACCCAACACAACACAGGAAGTGATCTCCATGCCAGACCAGAAGATACCCGCCCCGCCAGCCAGCCGGTGGCAGCGCGTTGTCCGCCGCCGCGAGCTGGTGGCGCGTGTGCGGGCGTGGCGCAGCCGCCTGACCGACACACTCCGCTCGGAGACCCGCGCGACGTCGGAGACGGATTGGTTGCGCGCAGCGCACAACACGGCGACTGCCCGGCAGGCGCTGGCCGCCACCTACGCCGAACTCGCTGGGTTCTACCGCGAGGGGTCCACCACCCGGGGTTCGATGCAGGACGCCAGCGCGGCCTTGTTCGAGCAGGCTGCGGACTGGCTGGCCGTGCAGAAGATGACCGAGCAGGCACGGCGCCTGGGCGACGCCTACCTGCTGCAGGCCGACCGGTCGACCGCGGACCTCACCTGCGTGACCGCGGCGGAGGTGACCCGGTGATCACCAGCGATCCGGCCGGCGAGCCGGTCAAGCTGTGGCACCCCGCCGACGTCGACCCGTTCGTGCAGTTCGAGGACGACGAGGGTGCCAGTGTGGCGGCCCTGCTGGCCGAGCACCGCGCGCAGCAGGCCGCCACCCCGGCCACCTCGCCGGCGGCGCGGTTCTTCGTCGCGCTCGACGGCTACGACGAGCCGACCTTGTGGGAACAGGTCGGCGACGCCGACCCGTACCCGATCGCCGTGCACTGGCAGCTGACCAAGGTGCACCCCGCGTTGTGGCCGGTGGTGGTGGCCGCGTTCACCAGCACCCCCGACCAGGTAGCCGCGGCTGTGGCCGCGTTCCAGCCGCGGCTGCCGGCCACGGGTGGCCAGCGAGGTGACCCAGTGAGCCGCCGCGGGCCCGTGGACCCGGACAAGGTGCTGGGCCAGCACTGGCCCTACGACGGACCACACAGCCACCACGGCCCGTCCACATCGGACGGTGCGTGATGGCCGACATGATCACCGAGCCTGGTGTGTACAGCGTGCCGGCCCAGGAGTACCACGCCGACCCGGTGCAGGGCGGGTCGCTGTCCTCGACCGGGGCGCGCAAGCTGCTGCCGCCGTCGTGTCCGGCGTTGTTCAAGCACTGGCAGGACAACGGCGGCCGGCCTTCACGGGCGTTCGACTTCGGTCACGCCGCGCACTTGCGCGTGCTGGGCACCGGACCGGAGCTGGTGCTGATCAAGGCGGACAACTACCGCACCAAAGCCGCGCAGCAGGCGCGAGACGAGGCACACGAGCAGGGTGCGGTGCCGCTGCTGCCCGATGAGCACGCCACCGTGCTGGCGATGGCCGCGGCATTGCGCGCGCACCCGGTCGCCGCCGCGCTGTTCGCGCACGGCTCCGGCCTTCCGGAGCAGACGCTGGTATGGCGCGACACGGAGACGGGGGTGACGCGGCGGGCGATGTTGGACTGGCTGCCCGAGTCCCGCCCCGGCCGCGGCTTGATCGTCCCCGACTACAAGACCGCCGCGCACGCCGACGTGCCCAGCTTCGAGAAGGCGATGGCCGACTACGGCTATCACCAGCAGGCCGACTGGTACCTCGACGGCGTGCGCGCGCTGGGGCTGTCGGACCTGGAGCCGGCGTTCGTGTTCGTGGTCCAGGAGAAGAACCCGCCCTACCTGGTCAACGTGATCCAGCCCGATGTGGTCGCCCTCAAGTGGGGCCACATCCAGAACGAGGCCGCGCTCGCCGTCTACCGGCAGTGCGTCGCCACCGGCCGCTGGCCCGGCTACAGCGACCGGGTCGAGCTGGGCGCGTTGCCCCGCTACGCCGAGTACCGCATCGAAACCGACTACGAACAGGGCGCCTACCGCGCCTCCAGGGACGTGACACCCCGATGACCAGCCCCAGCACCGAGATCGCCCTTCCGCAACCGGCCGCCGCGCCGGCCAGGATGGGCCAGGCCACCGCCGTCGAGCAGGCCCGCGCCGTGGCCGAGGTCCAGGGCGCCATCATCGTGGCCCAGCAATGCCCCCGCGACACCCAGCTCGCGCTGAGCCAGATGCGTGACTCGTGCGCCCAGACCCACCTCGCGCAGAAGGCGTTCTTCCGCTACTCCCGCGGCGGCTCGCAGATCACCGGCCCCTCGGTGCACCTCGCCCGCGAGCTGGCCCGCTGCTGGGGCAACGTCCAGTACGGCGTCAAGGAGATGCGCCGCGACGACATCGCCGGCGAGTCGGAGATGCTCGCCTTCGCCTGGGACGTGCAGACCAACACCCGCACCGAGACCACGTTCATCGTGCCGCACAAGCGGGACAAGAAAGGCGGCCCGGAGCGGCTGATCGACCTGCGCGACATCTACGAGAACAACGCCAACGCCGCGGCCCGCCGCGTGCGCGAGTGCATCTTCGCGGTGCTGCCGCCGTGGTTGACCGAAGAGGCGAAGGACCTGTGCCGCAAGACCAACGCCGACGGCGGCGGTGTCCCGCTGGCGCACCGGATCTCCGAGGCGCTGGCCAAGTACGCCGAGATGAAGGTGACCGGCGAGCAGCTGGAGCGCAAGCTCGGCCGCCCGACCGGGAAGTGGACCGGCGACGACGTCGCGGTGCTGATCACCATCTACCGGTCGCTGATGGCCCGCGAGACAACCGTCGAGGACGAGTTCCCCACCACGCGGGTGACCGTCGAGGACATCCACTTGCAGGCCGCGCCGGTGGCCCCACCGGTCGCGCCGCCGGCCTCGGCCGGTGAGGACATCGTCGGCGCCAGCACGCACGGCCGGCTCAACGGAATCCCGGACCCACAGGGCGATGCGCCGAAGGCCGAGCAGCCGCTGGTCAACCGTGCGCAGCAGACCAAGATGCACGACCAGCTCGGCGAGCTGGGGATCAAGGAACGCGCCGACAAGCTCACCACCCTGGGCCTGCTGGTGCGGCGCACCCTGTCGTCCTCCAGCGACCTGACCCACCTGGAGGCCACCCAGGTCATCGACATTCTCGAACGCTGCCTGGCCGATGCCAACCCCGGTGGCGCTCTGGACTTCGTGCTCGCCGAGCTGGAGAACGCGGGCGGTGGGGCATGACCGCCACCACGAGGACGCGGCGTGCCTTTCACCCGAAGGCAGGCGCCCCGCTGAGCGAGCGGGAGATCCAGGTACTGAGGCGGATCAGCCAGGGCCACAGCAACGCCCGGATCGGCCGCAACCTCAGCGTGTCGGAGGACACCGTCAAGACCCACGTGCGGCACATCCTCGTCAAGCTCTGCGCCCGCGACCGCGCGCATGCGGTGTTCCTCGGCGTGCGCGCCGGGGTTGTGCCTGTCAGGCCCGCTCAGAGGCCGACCCCAGTCCCTCCTGCACCTGGCCGCATCCCGCCTCACATGTGGCGGCCGATCACCGACCAGCACAAGGCGCATTGCCCCGCCTTGCACGGTGAGAAGAGCTGCGCCTGCACCGCGGAGCGTGCCTGATGACCTCGTTCTGGTTGATCCTGCTGGGCACGGTCATCGCCGTGATGGTCATCGGCTGGTGGTGGATGCGTCTGCACCCCGACGTCGACGAGACCGAGGAGCAGGCTGCCGCCGACCTGGATATCCAGGCGGCCAAGCACCGCGAGGTCGCGCTCCCGCCGCCCGGCCCCGCGCTCCAACTCCAGTCGGAGCTGTCGCCGAGGGACAACCTCGCTACGCGCGTGGCGTTGGCGAGGATCGTCGTGCCGCTGGCTGCGATCCCCAGGGGGAGGCGGACCCGCGAACAGCGGCGCCTGCTGGCCGCTCTGCGGTACACGATCCGATCCCTGCTGGCGCAGGCCTCCCGGAACGACCAGGAGTCGATCCGATGACCGCCACCAGGTTTGCGGTCGGCGCGGCGGTCGCCGTGATCGTCATCGCCGTGGCCGTGGTGGTCATCCTGCTGTGGGCCGAGGCCATCCACGACGACGACTGCGTCGGGTTCGACACCGACGACCAGGGCGGCGACGAGCCGGGGGAGACGGACGGCTGGTCCGAAGTGGACGAAGCCGCGCTCAACGACCTACTCATGAGAGGACATGGACCGTGACCCAACCGTCCACACAGGACACCACCAGCGAGGCGCAGGACTTCCTCGTTGTCATGGCCAACCTGAACAAGGGCCGCACCGTGGCCGAGCTGACCACGAAAATGCAGGAGCTGGTCGCCGCAGTCATCGCGACCAAGAAGGGCGGCACCCTCAAGCTCGACATCACGGTCACGCCGATCAAGAACGTGACCGACGACGAGGTCGAGGTCGCCGACCGCATCACCATCAAGCTCCCCACCCACGACCGGTTCGTCACCCGGTTCTTCGTGGACGACGGCTCCAACCTCGTCCGCAACCCCGTCAACCAAGCCAACCTGTTCTAGGAGAACGCATCCATGTCTCAGTCCCTTGACGCCGAGGTCGCCAGCCTTCCCTCCGCGTTCGAGACCGCCGCCGACCTTGGCCGCCGAGACTCCGGCCGAGTCCCCGATCCGTACTCGCTGGAGCCGGACACCAGCATCGTCGTCGTCCGCGTCCGCAACGACGAGACCATCCAGACCCACGACCTGGAGCGCTACCTCGAGGTGCCGCGCACCACCCGGGGACACGCCGACCTGCACGACCCCGACGGGTTCATCGCCTACGTCAACCGACTCTCCGACACCGAGCGCACCACCGTGTGGGCCGACGAGAAGGCGGGCACCATCACCGCTGTCCTCGACGACCACGCAGACGCCGACGCCGCCGGCTGGCGCCAGCACACCGTCAAGCTCACCCTGCGCGCCGACGAGGACTGGCAGCGGTGGGTCGCGCTGGACCGCAAGCTCTCCTCCCATCAGGAGTTCGCCGACTTCATCGACGGCAACTACCACGTCATCACTCGCCCGGACGCCGCGACCATGCGCGAGGTCTCAACCTCCATGCAGGCCAAGCGGAACGTCACCTTCAACAGCCAGGTTCGGCTGGACAACAACGATGTCCAGTTGACCTACGTCGAGAACACCACTGCCCAGGCCGGCAAGAACGGCAGCCTGGAGGTGCCCCGGGAGTTCGACATCCAGCTCAGCCCGTTCGTTGGCTGCGACCCGATCCCGCTCACCGCTCGCCTGCGCTACGCCATCGTCGACGGACACCTGCGCCTCGGCTTTGTGCTGATCCGACCGGACCTCGCACGACTGGACGTGTTCGAGTCGACGGTTCGGAAGATCCACGACGAGCTGCTCGGCGACATCCCCGTGTTGTACGGCACCGCGCCCGCCTCGCTGCGATGACCAAGCAGCAGCCCCGGCCGCCGCACCCGTGCCCGTGCGGGTGCGGCAACCAGATCCCGCACCACCTCCTGGCCTGCCAGGCGGGCTGGTACCTGCTGCCGCAGCCGTTGCGGCACCGCATCACCGGCGGCGGCGCCGGCAGGCTCACCGCGGTCTCCGAAGCCCTGACGTGGTACCGCGAACACGTCCGCGACGGCGCGCCGCTGCCGGCGTCCACACGGGACGGAGACGACCGTGGCTGAACCTCAGCACCTGTTCGCTCCGCACCCCGCCGAGCCGGCGCGGTGCATGGCCTGCGGACTGTCCGACCCGGACGGCGACCACGTCCAGGTCGAGGCCGACCCCAACCCGCCCGCCGTCGCACAGTCCATCGTGGACGCCGTCACCGACTTGACCGGCGACCGGCGCACAGCCCGCGACACCGCCGCCGCCGTGCTCGGCGCGCATCCCGAGGTCGGGGCGTTCCGCGTCGGCAACTCGGCGATCGCCGACATGGACCTCATGTGCCTGATCGACGCCGGCCGATTCGTCCTCGGCGAGCTCGACCAGACCACCGGGCGCCACCCGACGAGGACTGATCCGGAGATGCCCCCGCCAGCAGCTCAGAACTAGATCGAGGGAGGTGTGTCCGATGGCTGACACCTGCACCGGCACGTTCCAGTGCCGGGCCGTCGAGCACGACGAGGACACCGACTGCGACTCGGTGATCTACCGCCCACCGCAGTGCGCACACCACGTGGACGTCGGGTTCTGTCGGGAGTGCGCGGCGAACCCGCCGCCCGGCTGGCAGCTGGTGGACTGCGACCAGGGCCACCCGGTGATGTGGATGCCCGACGACGACTGGTCCTACCCGCCGCCGTGCATGTACTGCTGCTACGACCTGATCAGCAAGCAGCACGCGCCGTGCAGGCACGCTGGGCACGGCCGGTGGCGGCGCTGGAAGATCACCCACAAGCTCAGCCTGTGGTCCTACAGCATGGGCATCACCGTCGGTGGCGCAACGACGTGGGACGGGCATTGCAACGGCTGCCTGAACTCCGTCCGGTTCCGCGGGAAGCGGCACTACATCTTGGGGTGGCAGCGGGAGAAGTGGCGCTGCCTGTTGGTGATGCGGCACTGGCCGGGCGAGATGGTCGGCATGGGCCTATGTGGCAAGTGCGCGCCCTGGCCGTGCTGCGGCAGCACATTCGAAGCCCACACCGAGGACTGCCCCGAGCAGTTCGACCCTCGCGCGCTGGAGGTGTCGTGTGGGTAAGGCACAGCGAAACCGCGAGCAGCGCACCGCCGTGCGCTCAACCGGCGTGCGGGTCCGGGTCGACGGCGACCGGCTGGCCGGCATGCACATCCCCGAGCCTGTGCCAGGCCAGCACTCGTGGGGCATCTACGCCATGTGGCGGGTCACGCCGGCCACCTACCTCGCCGGCGAGTTCGAGCTGGACACCGAGAACCTCGTCACCGTCAGCCCGCTCGCGTGCCTGTGGTGCGAGCTGGGCTACTCGCCGGCGGTCGACGCCGCGCCGTGCGCAGGTGACCCGACATGAGCACCAGCACGTCCACCTACTACGAGAAGCTCGCGGCGATGGCGAAGCGGTTCGCCGGCGACACCGCCAACCACCAGATGACCGTGGCGCTCGACCAAGGCCTCTACCGGCACCTCAAGTTCCGCAACCCCAACCACAGCTGGCACTACTGGTTCGACCTGATCACCGTGCCGGGTGCGCTGATCTTCCAGGGCGACGGCGACTCGTTCGTGTTCCGCCGGCTGGAGGACATGTTCGAGTTCTTCCGCACCGCCAACGACACTGGCCGGCCGAACCTCGGGTACTGGGCGGAGAAGCTCACCAACGCCGGCGGCGAGCGGTCGGTGATGGTCTACGACCAGGACCTCCTGGACCAGCAGGTGCGCGAGGCCATCGCCGACCGCGCGGCGGACCTACCGGAGTTGGCCGGCGCCGTGCAGAGCGAGGTGCTCGACGAGCTGGTCGGGGACAGGACAGTCGACCTCAAGATCGTGGAGGACTTCCGCTACTGGGGCGCGGGTAAGACTCCGGAGTTCGAGTTCCACGATGTGTGGGAGTGGGGGGTCACCGACTACTCGTGGTGGTTCAGCTGGGCCTGCCACGCGATCGCATGGGGCATCGCGCAGTACGACAGCCGCGGGTGCACCGACACGCCGCCGTCGACTCCCGGGCGCTCCGACGCCCCGGTGGCGGCTCCCGTTGAGGCGCCACCGATTCCCGTGCCCGCTCCTATGTACGTCACCGCGACCGTGGTCGGTGATGTCCTGTGACCGCCGACGCCGAGGTCGATTACATGCGGACCTACCGCGAGTTCTGGCAGGACATCGTCGAGACCGATGGCCAGCTCGACCTGGACAAGGTCGCCCGCGAACTCCACGACTTCAAGGGAATGCTCGAAGAGGTCCCCGGGATCGTCAGCCACGTCACCAACGGCTTGCTATCCAAGCCGAACTACCGGGCAGCCAGCGTGATCACCGTCGCCGAAGAGGTCATGGAGGAACGCATCCAGACGGCGATCGCCGAGGCCACCGGCTCGCCCGCTAAGGGGGCCGAGTGATCAACACCTACTACACGGGCACGCACGAGCCGTCGTGGCTGGCCAAGGTCGACATACCGCTGTTCGTGTCGCACAGGCGGCTGACCTGCCGGCGCACCCTGCCACGCGCCACCTGCCACTGGGCGCTGGACTCCGGCGGGTTCTCCGAGCTGAGCCTGTACGGCACGTGGCGCACCACCCCGGCCGAGTACCACACCGCCGTGCGCCGCTACGACGAGGAGATCGGCGAACTCGGGTGGGCCGCACCGCAGGACTGGATGTGCGAGCCGATCATGCTGGCGCGCACCGGCCTGACCGTCGCCGAGCACCAGCGCCGCACAGTGGACAACTTCGTGCTGCTGCAGGACTTGTGGGGCGACCGGATCACCTCGCCTTACATGCCGGTGCTGCAGGGCTGGGACCGTGACGACTACCTACGCTGCATCGACCTGTACGAGGCGGCCGGCGTCCAACTGGACGAGTACCCGGTCGTCGGGGTCGGTTCGGTGTGTCGCCGGCAGGCCACTACGGAGATCGTCACGATCCTGACCGCGATCAGGCAGGTCGACCCTGGCATGCCGCTGCACGGGTTCGGGGTGAAGGTCAAGGGCCTGCAGCAGGCCGCACACCTTCTGGAGTGCGCCGACTCGATGGCCTGGTCCTACGACGCCCGCCGTTCTGCCCCGCTGCGTGGCTGCACCACCCACCGCAACTGCGCCTCGTGCCTGCCCTACGCGTTGGCCTGGCGTGGCCGAGTGCTCGCCTCGATCGGCCAGCCGCCGGTTGATCAACTGGATCTGTTCCGGGAGGTGACGGCGGCATGAGCATGCCCCCGTTCGCCTACTTCGGCGGAAAGACCAGCACGGCAGCCAGGATCGTGGGCCGGTTCCCGCCACATGGGCACTACGTTGAGCCGTTCGCCGGGTCGCTCGCGGTGTTGCTTGCCAAGCCGCCGTCGCTGATGGAGACCGTCAACGACCTCGACGGCGACCTGATGGTGTTCTGGCGGATGTTGCGGGACCAGCCAGCCGAGCTGGCGCGGGTGTGCCAGCTGACGCCGCACTCGCGAGCCGAGTGGGAGTCCAGCGCGGACCTCGATGTGTCCGACCCCCTCGAGCGTGCCCGCCGGGTGTGGGTGCGCCTGACGCAGGGCCGCAGCGGCAGGCTGCTGCGCACCGGATGGCGCCACTACGTCGCGCAGGTCGGCGTGGGCACCGCCTTCCCGTCCTACCTGGACGGCTACGTCGACCGGATGGCCGCCGCAGCGCAGCGTCTGCACCACGTGACGCTGGAGTGCCGGCCGGCGCTGGAGATCATCGAACGGTACGGCGCCGGCGATGACGTCCTGATCTACGCCGACCCGCCCTACCTCGGCTCCGCGCGCGGCAGCTACGACAAGGGCTACCGCCACGAGATGCGCGACGAGCAAGCCCACCGCGACCTCGCCGCCGCGCTGCACCGCTGCCGCGCCACCGTCGTGCTGTCCGGATACGCCTCCGACCTCTACGACCTCGAGCTGTACCCGGACTGGCACCGCACCACCTTCGTCTCCGGCACCGGTCACGGCGTCGACGGAGGCTCCAACCGCACCGAGGTCTTGTGGTCCAACCGTGCGGCCACTCCTGACCTGTTCACCATTGGGGAGGCGTCGGCATGACCGTGCAGAAACTCAAGGTCGAGCCAGCGCTGCACATCGCGGACGGGTTCGACCTCGACGTCGACTACGTCGCCGGCGGCACCTTCGCCCTGCTCGCGAAGAAGGGCGCTGGCAAGACCTACACCGGCCGGGTCATGGCCGAAGAGCTGTGGCGGGCGCGGGTGCCGTTCGTGGCGATCGACCCGATGGGCGCCTGGTGGGGGCTGCGGTCGTCGGCCGACGGCACCACGGGAGGTATCCCGGTCGCGATCTTCGGTGGGGAGCACGGCGACGCCCCGCTCGAACGCACCGGCGGCGCGCTGATGGCCGACCTGGTCGTCGACGAGCGGCTGTCGATGATCCTCGACCTGAAGGGCCTGGGCTCGCGTGCGGCGGAGCGGCAGTTCGCGCACGACTTCCTCGACCGGCTCTACCGCCGCAACCGCGAGCTGGTGCACCTGTTCGTTGACGAGGCCGACCTGTTCGCCCCGCAGAAGCCACAGGCCGGCGACCAGCAGCTGCTGGGGGTGACCGAGAACATCGTGCGCCGCGGCCGCAACGCCGGCATAGGCATCACGCTGATCACCCAGCGGCCGGCGGTGCTGAACAAGGACGTCCTCACCCAGGTCGACGGGCTGGTCGCGCTGCGGATCACCGGCTACACCGACCGGGAAGCGATCGACGACTGGGTCCGCGGGCACGCCGACCAAGACGCGGCGCGGGAAGTCAAGGGCACGCTGGCCGGACTTGGCAACGGCGAGTGCTGGTGGTGGGTCCCCGAACTCGGTGTGCTGCGGCGGGTGCAGGTGCGGCGCGCCGGCACGTTCGACTCCTCGCCGACCCGCCGGCGTGGCGATCAGGTGCGGGAGCCGCGCGGGTTCGCCGACATCGACATGGCCACCATCAAGGATCGGATGGCCGCCACGATCGAGCGCAGCCAGGCCGAGGACCCCAAGCAGCTGCGCGACGGCGGCGTCGTGGTGCAACGCCACCCGGCAGGCTCCGGCCTCGTTAATCCATGCCCAATCCACGGCTGGTACCGGCTGGTGTTGAGCGACGCGAAAGCGATGTGCGCCTGCGGGCGAGGAGGAGAGACCGACCGTGGATGACCAGATCCCCGACCAGATCCCCGACCGGATCGCTCGGCTGCCCAAGAACAAAGCCGGCTACCCGATCCCGTGGTTCGTCGGCTATGTCGACGGCGAACCGGACTTCCGTGTCATCCGCGCGGGCGGCATCCGAGACGCGGTCCAGTTCGGGCGGTGTTGGGTATGCGGCCAACCACGCGGCAGCTACGCGGCCTTCACCATCGGCCCGATGTGCGCGGTCAACCGGATCTCCGCCGAGCCGCCAGCACACCGCGACTGCGCGATCTACTCAGCCACCCACTGCCCATTCCTGACCACACCGAACATGGTCCGCCGCGAACGACACATCCCGGAAGGTGCGACCAACCCGGCCGGGGTCATGATCAAACGCAATCCGGGTGTCGCCCTGGTGTGGATCAGCAAGCGCTGGAAGATGGGCCGCGTCGGCGATGGTGTGCTGTTCGACGTCGGCGACCCGCACGCCACGCACTGGTACGCCCACGGCCGAGAAGCCACCCGGGCCGAGGTGCTCGCGTCCATCGACTCCGGACTGCCCGCGCTGCGCGCCGTCGCCGAGAAGGACGGGCCGCTCGCCGTGGCCGAGCTGGAGTCCATGACCCTTCGGGCCATGGCGCTCCTACCACCAGAGGCCGCCGTGCTGCACGAGGCAGTCGCCCGCGGGGGCGGCCATGGCTGACAACACCCCGAACCCAGGCAGCCCACAAGCCCGAGAGCAGGGCTGCACCTGCCCGGTGATGGACAACGCCCGCGGCCTCGGCCGGGGCCGGGACGGCGCACGCAATGGCTGGGTGATCAACGAGGACTGCCCGCTCCACAGCAGGAAAGGCGGACCATCGTGACCCTCGCCGCGTCGAACTACGAGATGGAGATCCTGCGCCTCATCGGCGCGACCACCACCATGACCGCGCTGCTCGCGGCCGGCCCGTGGTCGGCCGACGACGTGCTGATCACCCTGCGCCGCAACGGTCTGCGCGCGACCGAGGGCGGCGCGATCATCAAGGGTGTCGACCCGGGCGTGCTCCTCGATGAGGCGCTGGAGTCACCGAGCCCGGTGGTGCGCCGCTACGCCGCCCGCGCGCAGGCGCTGCTGACCGAGATCAGCCGCCTGGACGCCGTCGAGGCCAGTGGTGAGCGGGCGGAGTTGTTGCGCCGCCAGCAACGCAACGCGGTCGAGCAGTGGATCGCGTTCCTGCGGACGGCGCGGGAAGACGCGCAGATCGAGCTGAGGCGGCTGCAGCAGCTGTACGGCAAGCGGCGCCACGCGCGGAACGAGGCGACATGACCAGTCCTCGCCCTGCCTGCGACGGGGTCGCCACCGAGCAGTTCTACGGCCGCGACGGCGAGTCCGGCCAGGCCCTGTACACCCGCCTGCGTGAGGTGGCCCGCCGCTACTGCGCCGGCTGCCCGATCTACCGCGCCTGCCGGGCCCAGGGCTACCGGAACAACGAGCAAGGCATGTGGGGCGGGGTGTTCCACGCCCGCTACGGCGACGCCCGATACCGACACGTCGACCTGCTCACGACAACGACAGGGGGGCGCTGATGGTCGAGCGTGCTGTACCGACCGGCCGCTTCGAGTGGGAGCGGCTGGTGCGCCGGATGACGCTGCCCCGGCCGCAGAAGTTCCTGGCGTTCGTGCTCGCCACCTACGCCGACCCTGACGGCACGCGCGTGCGCCCGGGTGTCGAGGTGCTCGCCGACGTGACCTGCCAGTCGGAGAAGAACGTGCGCCGGCACCTGGCCGAGCTGCGCGGGCTGCAGCTGATCGAGCTGGTGTCTCGTGGCGGTGGTCGCGGTGGTGCCGGTCGCACGAGTGAGTACCGGCTGACGATCCCGACCGATCTTCTGGATCGGCTGGTGATGCTGGACCCGGGGGAGCGGTGCAACCCCACCGTTTCACCGGACACCGAGGTGTCCGGTCAAAGTGGACTGTCGCGAGTGGACGGCCCTGTGGATAACCCCGAATCACCGGACACCCAGATGACCGCCCAATTCGGTCGAGTCACCCCGATTGACCGGACATCTAACACCGTTACCAAACCCATTGACCGGACATTTTCGCCGATTGACCGGACACCCAGATGTCCAACTACCAGCCACATACACCAACCACCTAGACCACCCACTCTGGTCACCACCCAACGCAACTCACGACCGCGCGCGCACGCCCGACCCGCACCCGTCCACCTCGCCGCTGCTCGAGCGGCTCAATGCCGAGGCCGCCCAGCTCGCGCCCGGGAGCCCTCGTGAACCAGCAACCCCTGTTCGTCTGGACACCCCACGGCTACGAACGCGCCAGCGCCGCCGACAACCCCCGCGCCC